ACCCGAAAAGCGAACCGATAACAAACCGCTGCCAGGGCAGCAAGGCAAACGGCTTGCCCTCGAAGTCGCCGCCGTTGAGTTTCAGCACGTCCTCGAAAAAACCTTGCGCCTTTTCCGCCGCCTCTACATTCCACACCATCCCGCGCTTGTGCCCCTCGGCCATATCCCGAAGGTGCCGCGCGCACTGGCCGCGCACATGAGGCCCAGCAATCCGCTCGCCCGCCACGACTTCCAGCGCGTACTGCGTAGCCGCGTCAGAAATAGCGGGCGGCTTTGTCTTCTTGCTTCTTGTCATCAGGGGTCGCAGTGACGCGGGAGCGCGCCGAAGGGGTCATGCCGAACTCGGCGGCATAGCGCACCATGTCGGCCTTGGCCTTGTTTGCGATCCCGACGAGCGGGTTTTGTATGGCGTTGCCGCTGACGGTCTTAATCATCAGCGCCGCGTTTAATTCATCCTTGGCGGCCATCCGATTCAGCGCCCGCTCTGCTTGCGCCCAGCGCCCATAGGCGGCGGCGTAGGCGGCCAGCGCGGCGCGGTCTAGCTCCGTCATCAGGCCAGCGGCGTACAGGGCGCTGCACACGCGGCCCCATTCGACCTTGGCGTCGTCGCACAGGAACGCGGGCGGTGTCGGCTCGGCCAGGGCGACCACGGCCTCGGCCTTGTTGACGGCGCGCTTGCCTCTGTTGCCAGTGACAAGTTTGAGCGCTGTCGGCGTAGGCTTACGTCCGACTGTCATACGTCCTCGGGAATCGCCAGCGCGCTATCGGCCTCGACCTCGGCAAACGTCGCGCCCGTGGCTTCGTGTGTGGCCTGCTTGCCAGTGAATTCGCACCAGCGGCGAACGATCACGTCCACATACTTTGGGTCAAGCTCCATCAGGCGGGCGTGGCGGCCGGTTTTCTCGCAGGCAATGAGCGTCGAGCCTGATCCGCCGAAGCAATCCACGACGATATCGCCGGCCTTGCTGCTGTTGCCAACGGCTCTCTCGACCAGTTCGACCGGCTTTTGCGTCGGGTGCACATACGCGCCTGTGTTGCCGCGCCCCATGTACCAGACGTCCGATTCGCTGCGGTCGCCATGGAAGTTGCCGCCCTTGCTGTAGAAAATGAACTCATGCTGTGGCCGGTAGTGCTGATGCCCAAGGCCAATGCTCTTCTTGTCCCACACGATGCAGGCACTCACCTCAACCCCGCAGGATTTAAGTGCGCCCTCGAATTCCGCATAAGTCCGCCACGGGAAACACACATAGAAGGCAGATCCATCTTTGCTTCGGGACTTGGCTGTAGCCAATGCCTCCTGAACTAGCGCAATCAGGCTGTCGCCTTGTGCGTCGTCTCCCTTAATCATCCCGAAATTCTTCTTTCCACGACCGCCCTCGTAGCTCATGCCATAAGGAGGGTCTGTGAAAACCATGTCTGCCGACTGTCCGCCCATGAGCGCGCCGAACGCATCAATGCTGGTCGAATCCCCGCACATCACCCGATGCCTACCAAGCAGCCAAACGTCGCCCAGCTTGCTCACCGGCTCGGCCTGCAACTCGGGCACAGCGTCCTCGTCCGTCAAGCCTTCGGGAATTTGCTCGGGCGTCAGCGCGTCAATCTCGTCTTGCGTGAAACCGGTCAGCAGGTTGTCGAAACCAGCATCAGCCAGCTCGGCAAACTCAATCGCCAGCAGCTCATCGTCCCATCCCGCATTCAGCGCCAGCTTGTTATCCGCAATGATGTAAGCGCGCCGCTGCGTGTCGGTCAGCCCAGCCAGCTCAATGCACGGCACTTCGTCCATACCCAGCTTGCGCGCGGCAAGGATGCGGCCATGGCCCGCAATAATTCCGTTCTCGCCGTCCACCAGCACGGGGTTCGTCCAGCCGAACTCGCGCACGCTGGCCGCGATCTGCGCTACCTGCGCATCGCTGTGCGTGCGGCTGTTGCGCGCGTAGGGTATTAAATCCTCAACCTTGCGGCTGACGATGACAGGGTGCGTTTTCATTTATTCCTCGGGGGTTCAACCCCCTATTGCCATTTCGCGGGTGTGCGCAAAGCAAGTACAGGCCGGTTTCCAGGCAAAAGGCGCCAAAGACCTGATGCCCCCCCCTGCCCAGTTGCCTGCCACTGCAAGCCCACTAGATGCGCTCAGGACGCGCGATTGATTGGCAGCACGTCCACCCCAGTGTCACCACACCACGCGCCCACTCGCATCGAACCGAGCCCGCTTGGCGTAGCCCATGTCCTCTGCGGTCTTGTCGATGTGGCATCCGACCTTCACGCCGTCCTTGACCTCGATGCACAACACCTGCATGTTGTCGTCGTCGTTGGTGCTGCCATCCTTGTGCAGCGCCTTGATGTGATCCAGCTCGAAGCCGTGCGGGTATGCGACCAGCTTTCCGCAGCGCGCGCAGTGCGGGTTGTTGCTCCATATCCGCAGTCGTGCGGCCTGGAGCTTCCTGCCTCTTAGCCGCCCGTCGGTGTTGTCGTATGACATGCTATGGAGCCAGCCTGTTGGGGAGGCGAGCTAGGGTCATGTGATCCTGACGCCCTTCATGACCGTGGCCGTGATCTTCTCCATGTCGGGATGTGCACCCGTGATGAATGCGCGCAGCGCCACGCCGGAGATATACCAGCGCACCCACCATGCAATGCGAACTTTGATGGTCATGGATGCCATGGTCAATCGTCCAAGCCTTCAATGCTTGCGTCGCCTCCCATGGTCATCCCTCCACCAGCTTGCGCAAAGCCTCAGCCGACTCGGGTAAGTCAACAAACTGGCGCTGGCTGTAGTCGTACTCGCACGGGGCGATCAGGACATCTACCCCGACGCCGATCTGCACGTCAACGCCTGCGGTGTGCTCATTGCCACAGATGGCGCAGGTGAAGCGCTGGCCCTTGTAAACCAGGCTGTCGTCGTGCAGGTCGTTGTCTGCTCCGTTGGGGCAGTCGTACTCCATCCACACTTCGCGCTTTGGGTAGGTCTCGGGGGCCATGGTCACGCCTTCCGCCCGTAGCAGTGGAACAGGCACGGAAACACCTCAAGCCCCTTGATGGGGTAGATGCGCTCGAATCGAATTCGCCGTGTGACCAGATGGTCATGCCGGTTTGCGCGCACAGGCTCATCAACCACCTTGATCCATCCAGCCGACGTGTTGACCTCCATCACCTTGCCGATCTCTGCATTGGCGCCCACGTCATAGACGCGAGTACCGAGCATTACGTTGTCAGATGTGTAGACCATGGACTTCCTTGTGTTCTGCCCGCCATAGGACTACCCTTGCGGGCTGGCTGCTGCCGTCGCCACTCTGCTGATGACGGCTGGGCAGCCGCAGGAGACCCGTTCAGCTTCCGGGGGAGGTGATGGGTGTGGGCGCGCAGCCAGTGGACAAAGCCATAGATGGTGACGCTGCGGCCCACGAACGAAAAAACCCCACGCGGCGAACCGGGCGGGGCTTGTGTTAAATGGTGCAGCCTTCATGCAGCCTGCGTTTTGCCTCTACGTATGCTTGGTGTGCGGCATCCGCATTGCGGAATGATCCAAGATAGTGGCGCATGCCAGCAGCTTGAATCCACGCCTCAAACTGGCCTGTCTTTTTGGCTTGAACACCTAGCAAACCGGACTTGTTGTGCCGATGCGCTGCCCGAGCATTCTCCGAATTTGTCTTTCGCGGTACATCGCGCAAGTTGGCAATGCTGTTGTTCGTCTTGCAGCCGTCTATGTGATCTATCTCGCCGCTGGGGTGAACACCAAACACATAAAGCCAGGCCAATCTATGGCAGCTGTAATTTCGCCCGTCAATAGACACCCGGAGGTAACCATCATGCTCCACCCAGCCAGCAGACCTGGCCTTCAGCGTGGTAAAACGACCAATCAACGGATCGTAATGAAATAGTTCTTTGAGACGCTCTAGCGTTAGAATTTGCTTAGCCATGATGACTCCTTTTCAGTCCGATTGGTCAGAGCCCGCATCGCGTTCGTAGCGCTTTGTGGGCTCGTTTGTTTGCAAACGCAAAAACCCGCCGCGATTTCTCTGGGCGGGCTTGTGGTCAGCTTTGTTTTCAGGCGGGTCGCCCTGCGCAAGCAGGGCAAGTCCTAATGCTGATGCTGACTAATGGCGGCGACTATGCCATATATTTTCTGGCTGTGCAAGTGATTCGAAGTTTATTTTTCGTTCGCGTGGCGCCGAACCATGGAAAGCCATTCGTATTGGTCCCACATCTGCGCGTCACGGTATGAGCCTTTGCGGGCGACCTGCGCCCACGGCGTCCCGGCTTTCCACTCTGCAAGAGTCGGGCCATCTTCCCCGAAGACTGCATTGAGGCTTGCGGTAATCTTCGATTCGCTCAGTTCGCGATGTGTGAAAAGGTATTGCACTCCGCCGAATTGTTCGCTAAACCGCGTGCGCTCGGTGTAAAAGTAGTCTGATTGGCTGTCGCTGTGGCCGATATCGAAAGGCGACAGCGCATCATCAACTGCGCCGCATGTGGGGCCATCAATCCAGCGCACGTTGACTGAGCTGTAATCGCTGGTGACCTTGAATTTCACGCCTGGGAACTGATTTTTAAGGACGAGCCGGATATTTTTTGCTGCAGCGACTCCGCCGCTGTGTGTGTCTGAAATGGGCTGCAGGTACGGGTACGGGTTTCCGTCTGCATCGTCCGGGACTGACTGAGCACTTGACGCGCTGGCCTGGGCGATGGCCTTGCGAGCGATGCGCTTTGCTTCGCGCGCGGCTCGAATCATGGCTGCAAATGCTTCAGACGCTTGAGGCTTACGAATAACAAGCCCCCACGAGGCAAGAATTGACGCCGCTGCATCGCTGATGTGTGCGACAGATTCGCCTGCAAGCATGGCCGAGACAGCCGCCCGCGCGTCGCACTGCGCGCCGTTCAAGCCTCTGTATTCTGGTGAATTTTGCAAGCGCAACAGGTGCGCAACTGCTGACGCCAAGTCTTCACGGCCAGCCCTCAAGCAGCGCACCATCAGTGATTCGCTGTGGTAGTTGATATCCTCGAACGCCCCAACCATGAGGGAAAACGCGCCCTCTTCCATGGCACCGATGGATTCGACAGAGGATGCAAGCACATCGGCCCACGGCGCCGCACCTTCGGCAGATTCAGGGATGGCGTCAATTTGCGGCAGTTCTTGCGATTCTTCGATCTGCTCTTCGATAACGTCAAAATCCAGCGCGCCGTTTTCGTACAGAGCACACGGGGCGGCGTATTGAGAAAGATCGAACGGGAGAACGTCCGCGGATACGCCATTTGCGGCGGAAAACTTTAATACATATTCGGCAGTGCTCATGCCAGGGGAAAATTTAGGGTATGTCCGAACGACTGCTTTCTGAGCTGGCTTGCGATGGCAGTTTTTCAGGGAACGGGCACGAGCTGCCAAGTTCTTTGTGTTGATTTTCAACATGGCCCGACCGCTGCGCACAGTAACGGTGCTGTTATAGGTAGGCGCTGCCTCAAGTTTGGCGAAGAGGTCGAGGGTTTTGGCTTTGCTCATGATGTGATCCTTCAAAGGTGCCAGGTGCCGCCTGGGCGGTGCGCTCTTTTGAGTGCATGTGTGTATTGTATGGCGCTTTTTGAGCCAATGCAAGTATTTTATGCAAAAACTTTTCTATTCTTTTTGCTTGCGTTCTGGCGCTTTTTGAGCTTATAATCTACCCATGCGCTACACCTGGCGCACTGGCCCGGCGGCTCCGGGAGTCCTGATAGGAGAAAACATCATGAACACCTACCGACTCTGGGGACTGGACTTCGCCATCGTGGCCGAGTACCCCGACACCGCCGAGGGCATGGCCCAGGCAAACGAATTCATGGAGGCACGTCGCAACACCGGGCTGCTGGCCGTGGACGCAGGCCGCATCATCATCGCAGCGCTGAACGACAAGGGGACAAAGCCATGAACCCCCGCATCGAGAAATACCGGCGCATCGAGAAGTACCGGCGCGTCGTGGAGTGGGCACGCGCCCGCTACACCGACAAGAGCACATACCTGCTGGTGATCGACACTGCTGGCGTCAAAAGCACATACAGCCGCATCGAGGATGCCGCTTTTTCAAAGTACATGGCACCGGCCCGGCGGATCCGGGAATCCTGATAGGAGCAAACATCATGAGACAAACAATCAACGACCTGAACAACCTTGTAAAGAGCCGTCATGGCAACGATATAGTGTTGTCGCTTGCCCGATCTCCAGCTTTTGGCCATGAAGATATCTGTTATGTGGTGCAGGGCGCCAAACGCGCAGCCGTTGCGCGTGATCTGCTGATGTTTTTGCGCGACGGGAAAATTACGGAGAGCAGCAGTGAATTCATGGGCCGCGTGACCCACTCGACAATCATCGAGGGGATGCCATCATGACCCAAGCCCAAAAACAGCATCAAGAGCTGACAGCCGCAGCGCTGGCCCAGATTGAGCACATCAAGTCCGTCATAGAGCGCAGCGCGCAGCACATGGACAAAAACCCCCAGGACTGGGGAATTACCGGCGACATGGGATCCATCCTGGCCCGACTAAATGACGTCACAGCATAAAAAACAACCCGCGCCAGCACCTGAGCATCCACCTGATGCCCAGGTGCATTTGCGCGTGCCTATGGCAATCAAAGCCCAATGGGTGCGGGAAAGCCGCGCATGCGGCATGAAGTTGACGGACTGGCTACTACAGCGAATCGAAAAGGGCAGCGCATGACCCCAACAGACCTGCGCGCATGGCAGGCGCGTATGAAAATCACCGGGCTGGCTGCCGCTGAGCTGCTAGGGGTGTCCTATGCCGCCTATAAAGACTGGAGGCGCGGCATCAGTCGCACCACTGGCAAGCCAATCGAGGCAGGGCGTGCCGTGGCCCTGGCCTGCGCCGCGCTGGAGGCTGGCCTGCGCCCTATAGGGGATGCCGCACCACCTGTAGCGGAATTTTTGGAACAGGTGTAGCGGAATTTTTGGGCTACCTGTAGTGGGATTTTTGGGACGTACCAATCAGGTTTTTCAGCATCGTCCGGCCAACACAGACGAGATCAGCTAGCCCCTGCTTGCTCACTCCAAGTCTGCGCGCCATCGCTACCGGATTGCCCGCGTGCACATACCACCAGCGGATCGCATCGCGGTGCTTGTCTGGTAGCGCATAGACTGCTTTTTCGATTAGAGCTGCGTCAAGCGTATCAACAGGGGTGCTGATGTGCGGGGATGCCTCCCACTGCCTTGAGGCGCGAAAGTTTTTGAACATGGGATGGGTGCACCAGCCATGGGGGCGCACTATCACCCAGCGGCGCCAGTTCTCAAGGCGCGAATGGATATCGGCGTGCATTTCGTTAACGTGGCTGTAATCGACGGCTTCTTGTACGCGCATCAGCATGTTTCCCCTTGTCAGTGCAAGCCTTCTTGGCCCGGTGCGTCATCTACGTTGTTGAATCGGCGCGCCTCACGCAACGTATCGATCAGCTCTTTGTCTTCCCGGCCTAGCCGCACGCTCTGGGTGATGTGAATGGCGGCCCAAAGACGCGCGCTCAATTCGGCGTTGATGACGCGCTTGCGCTCTTTGCTAGGCTTGGCGAACTCAATTTCGAGTAACGCCTCGTTCATGCACTCCAGGTGCATCTGCGCTTCAATCAACATCCTCCCGGCGTCCATCAAGCAAGCCCTTTCAGCAGCGCCTGCAATTGCTTCAACTTCCCGGCGTCAACATCCTTTGCTGTCACGTATTCGTCAATCTCCAGCGCGGCAGTCTCGATTTCGTCGGCCAGCGCTTTGCAGCGGGTTGCCAACTCGGACAAGATCGTCATGGGGTTGCGGGGGGGCTTTTGGGCTGTTGGCATAGGGGCTTCTTCCTTGGTGGTTAGTTCTGACTGCTTTGCGGCCTCAAGCGGCTCGGCTTCTGATTCGTCCTTGCCTGGCTTGATTGGCGTCCTCAAAAAAAGGCCCTTTTGTGGCTCTTGCACAAGGCCGGATGCCTTGAGGGCTTGAAGGCTTCCCGTCAAAACCCGCATGTTTGACGTGTAGCTGCACAGTCTTTGAATTTCTGAAAGGATGTAAGACGTTGACCACGGCTCCGAGATGGGCACCGCGTCATAGACTTTTTTGCAGTTGACGGAAAGCGCGTGGTATCGGCGCGCCAGTTGGCTTTCAGTAATCATCTGTTCTCCATTTCAGTTCAAAACCTGCGCCACGGTGCGATTGATGGCCTGCAGCTCGTTCATGCGGCGAAGCTTCCAGCGCAGGCGGGTGCCGTGCCATCCGTCATGTCCTGTGTGACAGGCTGGGCACAGCGCTACGGAAACGTGCCACAGCCCCTGCTCTGGCTCATGGACATGGCTGGGCCCTGGCGCGTCGCACACCACGCATGCAAGGGCCGCTACGCGCTCTATGTGGCGGCGCTCTGCTGCGGTGGGCTTTGGTTTGTTTTTGCTATGCATGCATCACCTCGCCTGTTTCCGGATCCACCCACTGCCGGGCGTCGCGCAGCTCTACACCGTGCTCTGCGCACCAGGCCATCACATATTCCAAAAGCGACGCCATGCGCGCTTTGCCCATGCGTGCCGTGCTTTCGCGCAAATTAAGGAATTCGCCCTCCAGCCCTGGCACCAGGTCGGCACCCTGCTTTGTGGCGACTGAGTGGCCGGACACAAACAGCAGCTTCCATTCCTCCGGGCTGCGCTTCTTGCCCATCCATTCGGCCTGCTTTGAAACGTCACCGAACAGGGCGTGCAAGAGCTTGTTTTGCCGGTCGCTGCGGGTTTCTGGGCGCACCTCCAGCACCATGGCGCCACCGCTGCCCATGATCCAGCCCTTGGCGAACTCCCATGCGTGTTTGATGGCCTGATGGCCCTGTTGCGCGTTTACGAGGCGCAGGACAAGGCGCTCAGACATTCGTCACCTCCACCTTCACCATGCCGCCGATTTCTTCGGCCCGGGCAATGCTCAGGCTCCAGTGCTTGTCATCCACGCCCAGCACGTCGGCCAGGCCGTCGAGGCCGCTTTTCATTCGCGCCAGCATGTTGTCCAGGTCGAAGGCGCGGCGGTTCGGCGGGTAGAACACGAGCGAGACATGTAGGCGCTCGGCGGTGATGGGCTTGGCGCCCTGCGCAATGGCCTGCCAGGCGCACTCTGCCCGGTAGGCCTTCTTGGCACGGGCCAACTTCGACCAGTGCAGGCGCTGGTTCGGGCTCAGGGCCGATGGGGGCCATGGGAGGGTCAGAATCATGCTGTCACCCCCCACTCTTGCGCGGTGCGGCTGATGACAGCATGGCCTGCTTCAAATCCGCAGCGATGCCCTGCCACATGCCGGTTTTGCAGCTCTCCAGTTCCTTTGCTCTGTGCCATGCGTACTCCTTGAATCCTGGTGTTTTTGCCAACTTTATGAGGTGGGATAGTGCTTTGTCGTAGGCGGTCATTGGTCGTCATACAGTCGCCGCACCTCTGCCCTTTCTGTGATGACAGTGCGCAGGCTGTCCGCCCGGTCTTGAATTGCTTGATACGGGCCGTAGGCAAGCAATAGGTAGTCGTTCCGAGCGTCTCTGGTAAAAAATCTCATCCCACTGCGCGCTGTGTCGGCCAGCGGTTCGATGTGGAAACAATTGGAACTACGGCTCCAAAGCAATGCGTAGATTTCGTCCATGGCTTTTCCTTAATACGGCGCGCCGCCGTGTTCTGTGTCGTCAACGTCTTCGTTCGCCCATCGGGCCGGGGCCGCAGCAATGTCGTGGTATTGCCCGGTCACGCGGTCATAAACCAAGGTTGTCATGCCGACCTTTCCGACCGACTTTTTGCGCACCTTCTGGATGTGCACCTCAACTGCTCTGTTGTCTTGTGCGGTGTCACGCCAGATCGCAATGCAGTTGTCGGCTTTGTTGCGCCAATGGGCAGACCCGGCAACGTCATAGGGCGTTGGCACCGGGTAGGAGCCGTCCTGCTCCTTTTGCAGCTTTGTAGGGTGCGCAACGATCCACAGGTGCACACCTGACGACCGAGCGAAGGCGCGCAACTTTGAAAGGCTCTGGCTGATGTATTCCGTTTCGCTCAGTCCGCCCGTTCGTGTGTGGTCAATCTCGTTCCATGGATCCAGAACCACGCCACGAACGCCACGGCGCTTCACGATGGAACGCAGCCGCTCTATCAGCCCTTCCACCGTTGGCAGCTCTGGCATCAAAAAAACAAAGTGCTCATTCAAGAACTGGACAGCCACGTCCTTTTCTTGCAATGTCATCCGGGCGCTTGGGCCATTGCCAAATGGCTTGCCGATGTACTTCTCGGCCAGCTTGGAGATGTGATATTCCGTAGGCTGGTTCTCTGGCGAAAAGATCGCAAAGCACCAGCCATGGTTTTGCGCCAGCCGCACCATGAGCGCATCAAGCCACTCTGACTTGCCATGCCCCGGAATCCCCGTGACAAGCGACCACTCGCCTGGCATGACGGTGTAAAAGTCGTCCACAGAAGCCCAGCCAGTGGACATGCCTCGGGGCATGCCGTACTGGTACAAACGATCCATGCTTTCGGCATAGCTGCTGACAGCGTGTTCGCCTTCCACTGGCACCCATTGGGCGGCGTCTATGCACTGAGCCAAAGTCTCGGGGCCGTGCGCCTTCAGGACGTCATTGGCATCCTTGCACCCCTCTGGCCAGCGCACCACGCGGCAAACATCACGGCCCAGGCGGCGCAGTAGCTCATCCTCCAGCCTCACACCCGGCTCGTCGTTGTCCACTGCGATGATGTGAAACTTGGCGCGCTCCAGCTCTGGCGCGGACATGAAGTCGAATTTGCTGTCGTAGTTCTTCGTGTTCGGTGTCGGCGCGCCATCGGGCACGCTGACGCATGACAAGAACCCCGCCACTTCCATGGACAGCTTGTCCATTTCGCCTTCGACCCAGATCAGGGTTTCGGCAATATCGTTCAGGCCGTACAGAACGCGCTCTGCGCCCGCTTCCATGCGGAAATGCTTGTCCTTGGTGCGGTACTTGACGTTCACCACCTCGTCGCCACGCAGGTACGGAAACGTCACGGCGCTGGCGCGGTCTTCAAGCTGCGGAAAGTAGGCAGAGCACACCCCGACGCAATTGCGCTTGAGCACTTCGCGGGTAATCCCACGCGCAGCAAACCAGATGTACGCCTGTTCGGTCGGGGTGACGTTCTCCGGCTGGTACTGCGGCTTGCGCCACGTTTTCACGATGACCGGTCGGCTCTGTTCGCCCGTGCCCAGGCCACCAGACCAGCCACAGTGGTGGCATGTCCACACGCCCTTGTCGATGTTGACAGACAGGCAGCGGGCGCGCTTGTTGCGCCGGGCCTCGGAGCACTGCGGACAAGTCGTGTCTTCCTCGCCGGATGCGTGGCGCACCTCAATTCCGAACTCGGCAAAAGTCTTGGCGGTCATAGCACCAGCCTCCGCTCTCTCGGCGCAGCGCTGTGGGCTGGGCGGCCATAGGTGGTAGCGCGCTGGTTGCGAACCCAGTTGCGCCAGGTCGCCTCCCAATCGGCCTTGCGCCCTTCTTTCCCGGGCTTGGCGATCCAGTAGTCCCGGAATTCGTCTGCAACCCTGTTCGGGTCGAGGTCGGGTCGTTCGCCCTGAGCCCATGCAGCCCATTGCGCCGGAAGAATCCAGTTCTTCGGCAGAGCCGAGCCTGCTGGCGACTTCGCAGAAGGCGCTTCTTCTGTCTTTTCTTCTTCTCTTCTCTTATCTACTCTTATCGGTTTCGTTTGGGTTAGCGATGGGTTAGCCATGGGTAACCCATGGGTTTCCGATGGGTTTTCTGTGGGTTGCCCATCGGTTGTGTTTTGGTTCTTTTTTGGACGCCCGCCTTTGTGCCCGTTTTCCCATGCGGCAAGCAATGCGGCATTCTTTTCGGCCCACCCGGTAACCGTCACCGTAAGGCCATCGCGGGCGATGTACTCGGCTGCGATAAGGGCATCTTCCAAATCCTGCGCTGCGCCAGAAAACTGGCAGAGTGCCTTGAGTCCAGCTGCTGGGATGTCGAAAACATCCCCCTTGCGGTTTTGGCAATGCGCCCACAGCCGCATGATGTAAACCGGCGCGAGCTGGTCTTTCAGCATGTCGGCCACCATGCGCGTGCGCCAGTGGTCGAAGAAGTCAGGGTCAACGATCATTACTCGCCCTTCGCCTTGCTGATGGCTTCGTGGGTGACAAATTCAGCCTCTGCTGCACTTGTCAACGCTCTGGCTTTCGGCAGTGCGGCCAGCAGACCCATGGCGAAGCGTTCCACTTCGTCGAGGTCTAATTCAACGAAGATGAAATCTTTGTCAATCTCGACTGGGAAAAGCACGCAATACGCAGCGGGGAATGGCATCCCAATCTTTCTTTCCGGGAAATCGCAAACCATGTCGTCATACTCGCGATACCTTGCCCACATCGCATCTGTTTCTTGCCTGTGTTCTTTTTGCATGGTTGCCCTTTCACAGCCCATTGAAGAAACCAGCGGCAGGCAGGCGGGCATGTCCTGCTCTTCGGCTCCGGGAGCTACCCTTTGCCTAGCCGTGGCGTCAAAACTCATACCCCGTAGCGCCTTGCAATCGCCCGCATAGCGGCTTCGTACTGCTCTGCTGTTGCACCGGGGTTTGCGCATGTCCAAGAGCGCTTTGCGGCCTCGTAGGCGTGCCAATTCACGACAGCCCCCGCACAATGGCCCGGCGCTTGTCCGTACTGGCCCGGCCCTGCTCTGCGCCCTCGATCACGATGGATGCCGCATTCGGGTTCAGCGGCGCCTGCAACTTGCCGTTGACGTTCAGCACGCGGGTGGTGCCTTTGGTTGTGATGGGAGCTGCCTTCTTGCGCTGCGTGGGCAGCTTGGCGGGGGCATCGGCGCCACGGGGGCGGACTGAGGTGAAGGGGTTCATTCCGCGCCGCTCGGTCTTTTCTTGCGGGGCCATGGGTTACGCGGCCTCTTGGGCTTCGCTGCGGGTGGGGGCGGTGGCAGCGTCCAGGTCAATGCCATCAAGGGCCTGCGCGTGCGCCACCTTGAGGTACATCATTCGCGCCCTGGGGATGCCGTGCTTCTTCCAGTCGCTGACAGAGGGCATGCGCACATCAAACATGCGCGCCACCTCGGCGGTGTCGCCCAGCGCCTCGATGATTTTTGTTGCGTGTGGGTTCATAGCCGCCATTGTCAGGCAAAACTAACGCAAAGGTCAAGCATCGTTTACTGGTGTAGCAAAAAATGTTAGTTTTACCTGAAATAACCGCTTGACTGTCTTGTTAGTTTTGCCTGACAATTCACCCATGCCAACGAAAACGCGGCACAGGGTGACAAGCCATCGAGCAGGCCACCGACACAGCGCCTTAAAAACCAGCCTCCTGCGGTTCGCACAGACGACAGCAGGCGCGCATTCCCGGCGTGAGAGGGAATTGAGGCGGCAGAGCCAAGAAAAGCGATCTGCCAAACGTCAGGGGCGCTCAGGTGGGCGCAACAACTGACGGACACGGCACTGATAGAGATCAGCAAAGCACCGGCCAGCGGTGCGGCAGGAACCCGGCAACGGGGATATGCCTGCAAGCCATTCCAACGAATGGCAAAACCTGAGCCGCGTGACAGGCGGTTGAGGTTTTCAAGGAGCAGACATGCAAATAGAAGCCGGCAAGACTTATCCAACACGCGAAGGCGGCACAGCTCAGATTGTGGAGATCCATGAAGACGAAGCCATGTACCAAATCCGCGGTGTCTGCGTCGAGAAATCTGGTGCGCGCAGGCTTGCTTTCTGGATGGCATCTGGTCGATACAACGCCTCAGCACTGAGTCAATTCGACCTGCTGCCAGGCGTTCACTAACCCCATCCCCCATCCACACGGGGCAACCCAGGCGCTTCTAGTGAGGCGCATTGCTTCAATCAAGGAGATAGAGATGGACGACTTTGGCTTAGGAGTTGCCATTGGTGCGCTTGCAGCTGCGTTAATTGTTTCGTCGCTGTTCATGTCCGCGCATTACCGAGGCGCCAACGAATGCGAGAAAGATTTGCCGCGAAGCCAACAATGCGAAAAGAAGTGGGTGGCACCTGAATAACCCCACCCCGCCCCTACACCAGGGGCCGGGAGTGCCAATCAATACGGACAAAACCAGAGCGCCAGCCACCGGGGGCGCTCTGGTTTTCAAGGAGAACGATGACCCCCCGTCCCGGCCATGCGCCGGGGCCATGAGATAGCAGCCTTGCTCCGTTGCTTCGGCGGCGGTGAACAGACTGGCCCAGTAGCAGGGCTGCTTTCTCACGGCTTCAAACCACCAGATGAATGCAATCTTTACTCAAGAGGTATAGCAAATGGACTTGGTAAGCAGAATCAAGGAGCGCCTCCACTACGACCCAGAAAACGGTCAGTTCACATGGAAGATCGCCGCAGGCCGGCGATACGCAGGCAAAGAGGCAGGCGGGATATCCGTGGCGGGATACCGGATGATCCGGATATTTCGAAAGAGATATTTTGCCCACAGGCTCGCGTTTTTGATGGTGACGGGCAAGGAGCCCGACGACGTGACCGATCACGCGAATGGAGTGCGCTCTGACAACCGCTGGGCAAATTTGAGAGCGTGTTCACAAAGAGAAAACATGCAAAACATGCGAATAACCAGCAAGGTCAACACCTCCAGCGGCCTGATCGGCGCTTCGTGGAGCAAGAGCGGCTCCAAGTGGCAGTCTCAAATTAGGGTTGATGGAAAAATCAAACACCTGGGCTATTTCAGCACACCAGAAGACGCCCACTCTGCATACGTGGCAGCAAAACGAAAGCACCACGCGCTCTGCACGCTTTAGCCAGACTGCGCAAGCCTCCCTTGCGAAAGCGGTGCTTTGTCCGCGCCGCCATCTTCAATTCGCCCAGCGCCTCTGCCTTCGGTACGCGCTGGCTATCAACTATCCCCAAATATCTGGCAGCAGATAAACACACACAGCGTCTGTAGCTCAATTGGATAGAGCTTCGGTCTTCTATATCGCTGGTTGGGGGTTCGAATCCCTCCAGACGCACCACACACAGCCCTGCAATGCGGGGCTTTTTCATTTCCGAAGGAGAAGCCCATGCAGAACGTGCACCCCATCTTTCAGCAAGCCCTGGCAGGCATTGCCCCGCCAGCAGATGCAAAGCGCTGGCAAGCGATGTGCATCCAGCTACGCGCCGAGCTGACGCTGTACGACGCGCCACGGCCCCCGAAGGGCCAGTTTGCCTACACGTTCCAGCACCCTGAATTGGGGCCGCTGGATTGCCACCTGGAGGGCGAGCGCGGCGACCCGGACAGCGGGCAGCGCGACACGGCCACGCTGTACAGCGCCTACCTGCGGGGGGTGGACATTGCCGACCGCCTGACGGACGACGAAGTGGAAGCCATCGAACTTGCAGCGGTCAAAGCGCCGCGTGAAATTGAGGAGCCAGCATGACGACACACAACAACGGCGGAACAAGTCGTAGCGACGCCAACGGCATGCACCTGCGCGATTACTTCGCAGCGAAGGCGATGCGCCTCTACTTTCTCGGGGAAGATTCGGCCAGCCTCAGTGGCGATCCAAAACAGATCGCTGCATGGTCATACGCAATGGCAGACGCCATGCTCAAAGCAAGGGAGGCGGCATGCTAACAAACCCCCGCCCCAACATCGGAACCGGCCTGTTTGTCTGCGCCATCTTCGCTGCATTCTTCGCGGCCCAGCACCTCGATATGACAGACCACAGCGCAGAGCACGCGCAGGCCGCAGAGATTGAGCAGCGCCTGAGTGAAGCAGAGCAGCAGCGCAGGCGCGACACGGCAGCGCAGTACGCATGCGGGCCGAACAGCGCCTATGAATGGATCTCGGACAGCACCGTGCAGTGCTTTACGACCCGTGGCAAGAAATCAGGCGCCGTGGAAGTGGCAGCGAAATGACGCGCGACGAGATCATTGCCACGGCGAAAGAGGCGGGCTCAGGTGACATGGGCCTGAACATGGATGGCTCCGATCATTTGATTGGCTTGTTTGAGCGCTTCGCCGCCCTTGTCGCAGCAGCAGAGCGCGAGTCGTGCGCTCTGACTGCGAATGCCACCGTGTGCGACACGCACATACCGACAGGCGTAAAGATTTACGGCAGTAGGGCCGCAACAGCCATACGCCAGCGAGGTGCCGCATGAAAACCCGCATCGCCATAGCCTGGGCGACGTACCGCCTCTATCGCCAGTGCAACCCGCTGCCAGTGGCTTTGCGCGTGGCCTGGCGGGCCATCAAAAGGGGCTGACATGGAATGCCCGAGCGGAAAAGTAGTGCACACGCTCAAGACCGCCACGGAATCAGCAAAGCGCGCACGCAGGCGCACAGAAACGCCCCTTGCACCGTACCGCTGCGCCCACTGCGGAGGCTGGCATGTGGGGCAAAAGAGCGGGCTGAAACGGCCCGTGAAGACGATTTACGACAACCATCAAGTGAGGGGAGTGTGATGCACCCAATGCTCCAAGAAAGCTGCGACGAAGCCGTCGCATGCGCCCAGATCGAAAACGACCAATCGCACCTACTGACCAACGACCAAGGAAAAACAAATGTCCATAGCCTGCATGATCCTCGGGCAGTCCGGAACCGGCAAGACAGCCAGCCTTCGCAACCTCGACCCGGAACACACGCTGCTGATTCAGGCAGTGAAGAAGCCGCTGCCCTTCCGTTCTAGCGGCTGGGCCTATTTCGACAAGGACAAGACGCCCACAGGCAATGTCTTTGTGACCGACCAAGCGCAAACCATCATCAAGCTGATGAAGGGCACGAAGCGCAGCGTCATTGTGCTGGACGACTTCCAATACATCCTGGCAAACGAGTTCATGCGCCGCGTTCTGGACAAGGAACAAGGCAATGCAGCGTTCGCCAAATACAACGAGATCGCCCACAACGCATGGTCGATTCTCATGGCGGCCAGCCAGCTTGCCGATGACAAGCGCGTTTACATCCTTGGGCACACCCAGGAGGACGACGCGGGCCGCATTAAGGCCAAAACCATCGGCAAGCTGCTGGACGAAAAGATCACCATTGAAGGCCTGTTGACCATCGTGTTGCGCACCGCAGTCATCAATGGTCAATACCTGTTCAGCACCAGGAACAGCGGGGCCGACACGGTGAAAACGCCGATGGGCTTGTTTGAAGACGAGCACATTGAAAACGATCTGGCAGCAGCCGATGCGGCCATTTACAGCTACTACGACTTGCAAACCACCAACTGAAAGAAAGCACACCATGTACACACTTGACGTTCAAGCCGCACGCCACGCAGACACCGCAGGCGCAACCATCAAAGAGATCGGCAAATACGTGGGCGAATTCGTCCAAGCCAAAGACGTAGTGACCAAGAAAGGCGGGCGCGGCATTGAATTCATTTTCAAGAGCCAGGGCGGGCAAAAAGCCAATCTCGCCATCTACACCACCGGGGCCAATGGGGACCGCTACCAGGGCTACGATGCTCTCATGGCCATCATGACCTGCCTGCAACTGCGCGGCATCAAACCTGCCCCCGGTAAGGTCACGCGCTACGACTTCGACACGAAGAAAGAAGTGGTCGAAGACGGCACGGTGTTTCCAGACCTGCACAAGCCCATTGGTGTTCTGCTGGAGACGGAGGATTACGAGAAGAAAGACGGCAGCCTGGGCACCCGCATGGTGCTGAAAAACGTATTCCAGCCCAGCACCGAACTGACGGCCAGCGAGATTCTGGACAAGAAAACCCAGCCCGAGCTGCTGACAAAGATGGTCGAAGGGTTGCGCCATCGCCCACTAAAGGGCGCACGCCAGCCAGCACCGCGCCAGGATGATGGATTCGGCGGCCCACCTGCCGGCCATCCTGCATCGTCTGGTTTCGACGGCCTGGATGACGGGTCCGATATTCCTTTCTGACCATGACCACGCTCTACGAAATCGCGGCCACGTACCGCAATGACGCGCACCGTCTGGCAGACCTTGACCTACCCGCCGAGGTCGTGACAGACACCTTGGATGCCATGTCCGGCGAACTGGAGGTGAAGGCGCAGAACGTGGTGATGTACGCCCGCAACCTGCAAGCCACGGCCACGGCCATTAAGGACGCCGAAGAGCAAATGGCGAAGCGCCGCAAGGCTATCGAGAACCGGGCAAGGCATCTTCTCGACTACGTGCAGGGCTGCATGGAAACCGCCGAAGTGCAGAAGATCGAATGCCCTTACTTCAAATTGGCGATCCAAGCCAAGCCTCCCAGCGTTGACGTGTACGAACCCGGGTTGATTCCTGCCGAGTACATGCGCACACCCGAAGCGCCACCGCCAGCGCCAGACAAAACCGCGATTGCCAGGGCCATCAAAGAAGGCCACGAGGTGCCAGGCGCAAGGCTGGTGCACGGCACCCGGCTGGCGATCAGCTAACCCCACACCCCAGCCCGCACCAGCGGGCTTTTTAATGCCATATGCAACCATTGCAAGCTCCATTCCCCTATTTCGGCGGAAAAAGAAAAGCCGCTGAAACCGTATGGCCCGCCTTCGGACGGGTGGATAACTACGTCGAGCCATTCTCAGGCAGCTCCGCCATGCTGCTGGCCGCGCCGCCCGATGTTGCCCGCATCGAAACAATCAACGACTTCGACGGCTTCGTGGCCAACTTCTGGCGCGCCATTGCGCACGACCCCGACGCCGTGGCCCATGCCGCAGACTGGCCCGTGAACGAGGTAGACCTGTTCGCCCGCCATTCGTGGCTGGTGCGCCAGCGCGCAGACATGACCGAAAAGCTCTACGCAGACCCAGCCTACTTTGACGCCCGCATCGCGGGCTGGTGGGTGTGGGGTGCCTGCAACTGGATCGGCTCAGGCTGGTGCAGCGGTACCGGCCCCTGGGTGCACGATGGCACCAGCCTGGTGCGCAAAGAGGGCAATGCAGGCCAAGGCATCAACCGGCAGTTGCCGCACCTGGGCGACGCAGGCCGAGGCATCAACCGGCAGTTGCCCGACGGCGGCACGCCACGCGGCGAGTTCATCCGCGCATGGATGCGCGAGCTGCACCAGCGCCTGCGTGATGTGCGCGTCACCTGTGGCGATTGGGGTCGTGTGGTCAAAGACAGCATCACCACCCGCCACGGCCTCACAGCCGTCTTTCTCGACCCGCCCTACACCAAAGGCGCCATGGACTACAGCGCGGGCGGTATGGGGCAGGGCATTGCAGACGACGTGCGCGCCTGGTGCGCAGAAAATGGCAACAACCCGCAATTGCGCATCGTGCTGTGCGGCCACGCGGGCGAGCACGACGCCCTGCTGCTGCAAGGCTGGCTTACCCGCGCATGGAAGGCGGGCAGCGGCTACGCCCTGAACGACGAAGCCATTGCCAACCGCCTGAGCGAAACCATCTGGTGCAGCCCGCATTGCTTGCCAGAGCGCTGCGTGGTGCAAGATCTTTTCGAGGCGATCTCTTAATCCAAACCAGCCACCCGCCGAGGTGGCTTTTTTACGCCATGACCTTCACATCCAAAACATCCCCTGAAACCATCGGACAGATACGGGCCATGTGTGGCCGTGGCATGTCCGGGCGGCAGATTGCCCGCGATCTGCACATGCCATCCACCACCGTCGCGAAGATCATCCGCGATGCCATGACGGTCATTCCAAAGAACCGCTCCCCGGCAAAGCAAAAGGCTGTGCTGTCAATTTCCAAGACAGCGAAAGCAGATTACTCACAAGCGAAGATCACGCGAATCCCTCTGCCAAAGGCGCCGCCGCACATCGTCTGCAATGCGTCTGTGCGCGAGCGGTATGTGCCCAGCGAACTGAGCTACCGGGGGCGGCAATGAGAAAGACAAGCGCCTACGCCAACCGCCGCAGGCCAGCTCAGCGCGACGACCTCATGGTAACAAACCCCATTGCCCAGGCCGTGGCGCGCAAGCGCGTGGAAGCGGAGCTGCGCGCACTGCGCACACGCGCTGGCATACAAGCCTACATGGGTGGAGACGCAGCGCTACTTGCCCACGAATGCGGGCGCCTCGTTTACGTGGTGGCCCACGCTGCCAACCTGCACGGCCTGCAAAACACCCCCGAGGCCCGCATTCTGGCAGGCACAGCCAACGCTCTGGGCGACGTGGTAGAGCGCCCCGGCTGCCTCGATGCCCAGCGCGGCGCCATCCTGAGCGGCCTGGATGCCTGCGAGCGTCTGTTGCCACGCCTGAACACATGGAGCCTTGCCGCTGGCGCCCTTGCACTTGGCGACCTACTGGAAACGCGCAGCTTTCACACGGGTGACGTGCGGGCGGTGTTACGCGGAGCAACAGCATGACCACCACCGAAACAGAACCGCTCTACCGCAAGGTAGGCCGAAAGTACGTCCCGGCCTACAGCCTGAGCGAGTGGAGCTACGACAAGGACTTGATGCCCGTGGGCAGCTTCCGCCTTGTGCACGCCTACAGCCACGGCGGGCGCCGTTACGCCTACAACGTCACCCCCGACACAGCCGGATGGGTAGCCGCTGCGACGCTGGCCGTGCATGCGATGACAGAGGCGATCCACAAAGCCAATCAGCTCACGATTGCAGGCGGGACACCGTGGACAAAGAAGCAACAGGCCGCCATCGCGCAGGCCAATTCCATCCTTGAAGCCGCTGGAATCTGGAGCGGGCGCGGCTGGACGACAGCACAGGCATACGTCGTCGCGCAAGCGGGCATTGATGCCGTCACGCAATGGGCAAATCAACCGTATAACGCTGTAGGTAAGGCCGACGTGCGTTAGCACGGTCGCGCCTTGACCGGAATGTTATGCGGCTTTTGACTACGGAGAGAAAAATGGAACGACCGAAAGTAACCAAGGAAATGATCCTCGAAGCGGCAACCAAGATAGCCGCAAACCTCGAAGGCGATGCCGAAACGATTGCCGAATACTACGAGCACCCGATGGACGGATACCAGCTTGCCAAAGAGTTGGACCGGAACGCTTATTGGGACTTGACCATGAGCGACGTTGAGGAACTGGACGGCATGAGCAGCATCGTTGAGCGACTGCATAGCGAGGCCGAAAAGAAGTGGTTTTCCGAGAATGACATTCAGCCGCCGCTTCCGATTGGTGCGGTGATCAAGCAAGGCGTGATCGACGGGGTTTATGAGCACGCGGCAGCCCGCTACAAGGTGAAGGAAACCGGATGCACACAGGAGGGCCGGTTTCTGCTGGTGAAATTTGAGGACGCTGTAGCCGCATAACGTAATGTATTCCGCAAAACCTGCGGAATAACATCACCAGGCACCCAATCAAAGCAGGCTGCAACGCTTACCAGTAAAGCGCTGACAGCTATCATAAAAATAGCGAGAAAGACAACATGACAGACAAAAACACCGCTGCGCTGGCAGCACACCATCCCGAGAATAACCTCGACATGGTAGGCCGCTGGTACATGGTAGACAAAGACGGCATGGCGACGCTGTGCGCCGATCAAAAGGATGCAGAGTTCGAGGCAAAAGACGCGGATGCCGCGTGGCCCGAATTCAATCCGCACCGCGCAGTGCGGCTGGTAGAGGCCAGCTTCGAGGCCGCAGACATGGCAACCGCTGCGGCACAGGGGTTCAGGGATGGGGCGGCGTCTCTCGCGGCAAGTGCGGGGGGGCCGGTGGCGTGCGGCAATTGCGGCGGCACTGGTTGGATGGTTCGCGACCCTGACATTGGGACCGATCAAGAGTGCTTTGTATGCGAAGGCAGCGGCAGTTATTCCGAAGCCGCCCCACCTACAGCACAAGCGGAAGTGGCAAAGCTCAAAGGCCAGCGCATGGTGCTGTGTGCTTTGTTGGGCGAGTGCCTGCCGGTGATTGATGCGCTGATGCAAATACCCGGCGACGACGACAGCGATGCACGCTTGAACGGGCTGGCAGGCAGGATCACGGGCGCGCTGGATGCGCTTGCAGAGGATCAGGTGAAGGGGGGTGAGTCGTGACCGCCGGACACACACCCGGGCCGTGGTTTGCGCGCAAAGACCCTAACGCATTGGATGACGACGACTGGTGCGTTGGCACCGGGCCAGAAAACATTGACAAGGTTGCAGTGTGCTCGTCCCGTGATGCTCACCTGATTGCGGCAGCGCCTGATTTGATGGAGGCACTGAAAGAACTGCGCAACTGGTATCAGGAGCACATCGGGTTGCCAGCACGCGCAGCAAACGCCGCCATCTCCAAAGCCACAGGAGTCAAGCCATGACCCTCCCATACGACATAGCCCGCTGCGACGGGCGAATCACAAACCGCGCTTCGGCAGCCGGGCCAATTGCAGCCGCGCTATTCCCGGACAACGTGAGACACAGCGAGTGCATCAAATGCCGCAGACGCGAGCCCGGCCACCCAGACCACCAGACGCACATGGAGCCGCCAGCATTCGTGGACGGAAAGTGCCCTATGAGGATTGAGACATGACAGACAAACAACCCGAGGCGCTGCGACTTGCAAACGTATGCAGCAACCTCACAAGATACTCTATGGATGCTCACTTGATTGCAGCCTATCTGCGCAGTCAACACGCCGAACTCGAAACCCTGCGCGAGAAGCTCAAGACCTACGAAGACCTTGGCGACGCCGGGATCGACGTGCAGCTACTTCGCATGGGCTACGCCGCAGCACGGCTGGAGATTGAATCGCTCAAGGCGCAGTTGGTAGAGCGCGCATCCCATGGGCAAGCACCAGCACAGGCAGCGCCTGCCGCTGTGGCGGGATGCACGCGTTCGCACCCGCACGAAAACATGGACAGCTCCTGTCGTGCAAAAGCGGCAATCGCAGAAATGCGGAACAGGGCGGCTCGCGGTGCGGAGGCGACGGCGCAGGACTTGGAGCGGTTTGTCCGCATGATCGCCGCCGCGCCATCCACCACGGCACAGCCAGCGCCCCAGCCCTCGCCCGCATCGCAGGGGGATGCGCTGGATGCGGCATTCGAGGCTGTGCGCAAGCGCCTGTGCAAGTTGCCGCGCTATTCGTTCGCGCTGGACAGTCGTAGCAACCTCCGTCGCTGTGAAGACAGGAGCGGCAACTGGATTGAGTTCGACGCCGTACATGCACTATTCGACCCCGTGGCTATCGACGCTGCCCGCGCAGCACAGGAGGGTAAGTGATGACCAATGGACTTATAGGCTTCATGTTCATCGTGTTCGCGGCATGCATGTTCGTGCTGTTCGGCTGGGTCACCGCCCACGAAACAGTGGCTACGGAATGCCAGAAACTGAACGCCTTTTATGTAGGCGATAAAGTATTTGAATGCCGACTGAAGGAGGGCAAGAGCCATGAATAAACCGACAGATGCGGAAATCAAAGACCTGTACGCACAAGAGACTGGTTTCACCCTGGACGACAGCCCTGCTGCTCTGCTCGACTTCGCCCGCGCAGTCTTGGCAAAGTGGGGCCAGCCAGCGCCCCAGCCTTCACACGTAGCGCAGGCAGCGGTTCCGGCCGATCTCATGACGTTCACAAGTTCAACGCAGCCAGCATTACAGCAAGCGCACCACGAAGAACAGCCAGACGGTACGACCATCCCCATTGATCCCAGCGAGATGGCTCCCCAGCAGCCAGCACCAGCGCCCATGTCCCCAGCCAACCGTTTGGTTGCTTATAGCGCAGCAACAAGACTTAGGGAGCTTGGTTTTGAGTGGGACGCTACAGCAGAAGCGTGGTTGCAGCCCGCCCCCATCGGCACAGGCGGCAGACAGCGTGCTGGAGGATGCAGCGCGTTATCAATTCCTGCGTGATGGCGAATGGCGCGACACTGATCTGGAGCCATTCATCCGTCTGCAGCTCAACACGCTGTGGGACGCCAAGATCGACGCAGCCCGTGCAGCACAGGAGGGCAAGAGCCATGGTAAATGAAGTGAAGCTGCCAAAGCAATGGCGCCACTGGTGCGCAGACCAAGGCTTGAAAATCCACGGCAAAAAGCTCGGCCAACGCCACTGGCAATGGTTCTATCTCAAGGGCAAGGGTCACTACTGGCGCGTCAACTGCGATGGGACGCTAGAGCGCGGTGATGCGTATGCCGACTTTGATCGGTGGGCGCTGTGCACGATTGATGAAGTGCCACTGCCGAAAACACTTGCAGAGTTCCGTGCTGCCGTTGCGCGACTGCTTACTGAATACAAGGGCAAGAGCCATGATAACTGACACCCAACTTGCGCCGACAGATGCGGAAATCATTGCTCTAGCTGACGAAACTCGAACAGGAGAACCGGGGCGGGGAGGATACATCCTTCCGATTAGCTTCGCCCGCGCAGTCCTTGCCAAGTGGGGCACTCTCGCCCCTGTGGAGGTGGAGCCGCTGACACATGCGCAAGCAAAGGCGCTTGTGTCGAAATACGGCAACGACCCACTGCATCTGGTGTACCAAGTAGAAGCCGCCCACGGCATCAAAGGAGGCTAGGCATGATTGAGTTCTACAAGCATACATATGAGGAAGCCATTCTTCAAACCCTAAAGCAAGACCAGAATACAGCAGGCGTCATTCTTTCTGCCAAAGGCACTGATCGAATCACATGTCGCATCTCTTTTGAGTACGAAGTTCCTGCCAATTACGCGAAATTGGTGCTAGCGGACTACATCAAGGAACAGGCTACAAAAGGAGGCCAGCATGGCGCTGAGTAAGCAGGCTCTGAAGCGCGCCATTGATTCAGTTCCAGAAGGCCACGATGTAGGGGTGTGGGTAGTTCGTGTGTGCCGAGCCGTCGAAGCCGAAGTCCGCAAGCAGGACGAGGCGCTGATCCGCAATTTCGTCGCTGCCATCAAGTTGGATCGGCATGACTGGGAGGATTGGCCGGAAGACTCACGCAAGGCGTTTGAGGCGCTGCGTGCGCGGCTGGAGGGCAAGCCATGCGCCTGACCGTCCTCGAATTCGCAGAGCGCTACCGCATCAAAGAAGCCGACGCATCCAAGCTGCTGCGCCGCGCCGCGCTGGATGAGCGGCTGGAGGTCAGCTATGACGGTAGCTACAAAGCGACGTACAGCGGCAGCAGCGAGCGATACCTGGAATTGTCTCGGGAGTACCGCGAGAGAAAGCCGCAGCGCAGGCCATCGCGGCCACGCACCCTGCTTGAACGGACTCAGCCAGTGGCGCGGCCAAGCCCATGGGCAGGACTGCTGCCATGAGCCGCGTGGTGTTGGGGTTAGCGCCGCTGGGTCACTTCAGGGCTTCGCGGGCAGCTTCATACTGCTTGTAGCAGGCCAAAAGGGAAATCCTTATTTTTTCTCCGCGCTCTGCCTCGGAAATAAGACGGTCTCCAAGTTCGTAAGAAAATTCGGGCCGGTCACCTCCTGCGGCAGGCGCTGCAATGGCGGCAACGCTGGCGGGGCCGGACAGGCTACGGGCGGTGACGGTTGCCGTGGCTGCTGCGCGCAGCCTGCGGCGAAGATCGTCACGCTGAGCAGCAAGAGCAGTGATTTGCGCATGGGATTCTTCCTGAATTGTTTCGACCTTGGCGACAAGGGCCTGTTCTGTGTCGCGGGCCTTTGCCGTGGCCCGGGCAAGTGCGGCTTGCTGGGTGGCTTCGAGCTTGGCAGCTGCGACTTTGTGCTTTTCGACTTCCAGCGCCAGGCCGTCTTTGTCCCACTTGAACTTGCAGGACGTTGCAGCCAGCATGGCAATAAGGGCGGCATAGACCCAGCGGGGGATCAGGGCGAACAGTGCGGTCATTGGGCCTCCATGCACTTTGTCACGCGCTCCTGAGAGCGCAGCCACACGCCACGGCAGCGGCTGGCGGGGTCCGAACAATCGCGCCCCGCTGCAAAGCGGTATTGCCCGTAGGCTTGGCACGCGGCGGTGTAGTTGCCCGCATTGATGTGGCGCACCATGCTGGACTTGCACGCGGCGACGGACCCGTAGTTATAGGCAAAGTCCACCAGCAAGTCATATTCCGATTGGCTCAGTTCGCCCGTCACGCACCGCTTGAGGTTCAGCTCGTCCTTGCCCACATGCGCCAGCGTCATGCGCAGGGCCTTCTGTGGCGTCACGGTGTCACCCATCTTGACGGGCGAGCCATCCGGGTTGAACGTACTGCCGAACCCCACGGTGGGCCGGTCACCGGGGATGGGTACATAGGCCCGGTCCCGGTAGCCTTCGTGCGACACCAGCCCGATCAGGCCAGCCGCAGAGAGCACCAGGGCGCCGATGGCGGTGCGCTGCTTGTTCACACCAGCCCCAACTGCTTCGCGACAAACAAGGCAAGCAGCCCCGCAGCCCCCCACACGGCCGTCTTCACCCAGGTGCTTGTCTGCTCCTGCATCGGCTCGGACTTCTCCAGCTCTGCCACGCGGGTCGATAGCCGTTCGTTGCTGTCGGCAATGAGCTGGCGCACTTCTTTGTCTTGGTCCCGACACAGCAGTTCGTGCGTGCGCTGGCGCTCTTCAACACGCTCTAGGGCCTTGAACGCCCGCTCCTGGGCCAGGATGGTCTGCGTTTGACGCTCCTCGACGATAGCGAGTTTTGTCAGGGCATCGGCCATTTTGACGATGCCGTGCTTCATTTCGTTCATGTCCTGGGCAAGGCCCTCGATTTTCGTTGCGAGAACCTGCACGTTTTTGTCCTCCGCTCTGCGGTTTGTTATTTGTTCTGTCATGACTTCGCCCTCCGTGGCTCGAAAATCGGCACACCTGCCCGATACTCCTCGGGGTAGTTCTTTCGCGCAAACTCCTTGATGTAGGCGTTCTTGCAGTGACCGGGCCCTTGCCACAGTCCGAAGAACCAGTCGATGGGCGGCATGAACCACAAGCCGAATCGTTTTCCGTCTCTGTGCGCCCGGTAGCAGCGGGCAGACAGGGTTTCGTCTGCATAGCTCACCGTGCCCTCAAGTGGCGGAATCAGCGCATTGGCAAGCTGATCAAGCGCGATAAACACTTGCTCACCGTAGGCTTTGAGTAGTTTCCAGAATCTCATGCTTCATCCTCAATCGACGCGGGCCAGCCGGTAGTGCAGTCGTAGCTCTCCGGCGTTGCGCTGGCTTCCATTGCAACCCGGTGCGCTTCGGCTGTAGCAAAGATGGCTGCATCGCTTGCAGCGGTTGCTTGGAAGATACCCTGCGCAAGTGCAGGCGTCATTTCGACAAACACAGGCGGAGGTGTTGTCGTGAGCGTCTTCCACATCAGGCCAGCCGGGATGGCGTTACCCATCATCGCCAGAGCGATTTGCTGAATGCGTGAAGGGTCGTCACTGTGGAACCAGTGGGCGCCTACCTTGACGCCCATGTATTTGCGCCGGTCGCGCTCTTGCTTGATGCGCTCCCATGCGGCGGTTTGGCGCTCTGGTAGTGGCTCCGGCGGTGCAGGCGTGAACACCCCACCATCCCACAAGTCCCCCATGCGCGATTCACCGGCTGGAATCCAGCCCTGTGATGCTGCGAAGTCCGAATCGGCTTCAGCGTGATTGATGACGCGCCCTGCGTCGATGATTGCAAAGCGTGCCATTAGATGATCCCCCAGATGCGAATTTCACCGCGAGCGCCAGCGCCACCCTTTACGTCGCCGCCACCTCCCGCGCCACCAGGTAGCCCACCGTTACCCCCAAAATTGGAGCCGCCACCGCCGCCGCCGCCTGAGAAACGCGAGTCCGGTGCAGCTGCGCCATTGCCGCCATTGCCTGATGGGTTTTTCGTACCCCCAGCATTGGTACCGGATTTACCTCCGATGCCGTAGTTGGGTGCAGATGCGCCACCTCCGCCACCACCGCCGAAGAGTGAACTACCTCCGTCATAACCTATGGCACCACCCCCTCCACCATATTCAGCACTCCCCCCCTCCCCAACACTGTTGTTTCCGAAGCCGCCCAAAAGGCCACCCGCTAGCACTGAAGTGCTAACGCTGACATCCCCAACACTCCCGCCCGCCCCGGCGTAACCTGGGCTGTGTTTTTGGCTAGCCCCGGCCACAATGACCCCCGCAAAACTACTGGCGCCTCCCGGATTAATAGTGTTTGTTGTACTACCTGTTCCCCCAGATCCGACAGTCACAGTCCCCGTGGGCGCGAGGACGGAGCTGGGCACGAAACCCAAATACCTGCCTCCGCCCCCACCGCCGCGTTCGGCACCTCCGCCGCTGCCTCCTGAGATGATGTCGCAGCCAAACGCCCTGTACCCGGGTGGCCTGGCGAATGATCCAGAGGCAGTAAATGCTCTGTAAAAGCTATTCAGCACCACGCTCCGCAGCGCCACCCCATCGCACTGCACCAGTCGCACCTCGTTGGGATACATCACATAGCTGGCCAGCCCATCGATCTGCTCTGCGGCATCTGGATCGAGCGTGATATCGCCCGTGCCGCTATTCTTGACATAGCAAAACCACCCGCCCCCCAGCGTGGCAGCAGCATCGAACGTCTGTGTAAAAGTACCACTAGTGATGTCAATCAACGTGCTGTTGTCGGCAGCACCGATCATGGTGTTGCTGGTGCGGGTGGAGCGCGGGATGGTGGGCTTTACGCTAACAAACGTCCAGTTAGCAGCGTCTGCGCTGGGGTCTATCGTCCCTGCTCCAGCGGTTTTGCGTCGGTACACCTGCTGGTCGAATGGCGACCAAACACAGTAGCCTGCGGTGTAAACCGTACCGCTGACCCATTGTGTAGCGCCTGCAGTCGCCGCAGCTGCATTCGCTGCATCTGCGGCGAGCTGGGCTTGGGTTGTTGCCAGCGCCACTTGTGCCGCAGCAAGCGGCACCTGAGCAGCGGCAGCGATAGCACTCAAGGCACCATCATCAGCATTGGCTTTTGCCGTGACTGCAATGGCATGAATGTTGGGGCCGGTTGTGTCCTGCATGGCCTCTGCCCATGCGTATGCTTTGGAGTTGTATGTGCCAGTGGCTCGGTCTGACAGAGCCGGGAAGTCCGGAGGTGCCGCAAATGGTGGGACGGGTGTGGTTGCCATAAATTAGATGCTCCCTTTTATATTGAGGTCGAGAGTGGTTACTGAAAAGTTGTCAGCCGTGATGTCGCCAGACACAAAACCGGTGGTGTTCAGGTAGCCGTACCTGGGCAGGTCAGACGCCTCAAAAGCCACCAGTCGGTCGGTGATTTCTTCAAGTAGCGCATCTGCGTACATGGCTTGATTTGCATCTATCGCCACGCTGCAAGACACATCGCGTTTTGACGGGCGACGGATCAGGCTGTAGGTGCCATCGTCTTTTTCGTCCCAGTAGGTGTAGCTCTTACGCACCATACGAGCGCCGTACTGCGCACCGCCGAAACTGCCGTCGCCTATCAGGGGGCGCCAGTCGCCTAGCATGATCGAGCCGACGCCCACGGCTGCGCCACTGGCTGCTGTAATCGTGATCGTCAATTCCGGGTCTGGCGACAGGGGCAGGTTGTCAAATGACACCGCCTTGAGCGCTATCAGTGGCGAGAAAAGCAGCTCATACAAACCAAGTGCTTGTTCAAAAAGTTCCACAGATTCAGTCCATATCACTGTGCCACCGGGGGCATCTTTGAGCGTTGCGACAAGTTGGATGCCTTCGAGTCCATCGAGTCTTAATCCGTTGATAAAGCCGGGACGCATCACGAAAGTGATGGACGTGGTGCCGACGCTGCGCGTTGTGGTGTAGTCGTCAAACGCAGCCATGCGGTTTGTCGGGCCGAAGCGAAGCCACTTCTTGCCGTCTGTGCCGGGTGTCACGCCGGTACTGCTTGCCACAGCCTCCCAAACGCTGCCGCTGTGGGTGACGCGCTGGCCTACGGTGTAGGCGGTGCCCGACGCCCATACCGCTTCGCCGCGTGTGGTGTCGGGTTCGGCAATGCTGGTGCCTGCGGACAGCATCGCAGCCGTCACGCTGATGGGCACGAGGATGCGTGCTGTGGTCATGCGGTCACTCCTACGGCCCGCGAGCGCATGGCGTTGCCGCCTTCGGTCACTTCATCAAGGTTTTCTGCCATGCTGCTGGTATTGGTTTTGATCGCCACAAGTTCGGATTGCAGGGCCTGGACGCGGCTGGTCAGGCCCTCGATCAGCGCCTCAAGCCGGGCGTTGCTTTGCGTGCCGCCGCCCGCTGCCGGGTTGTAGGCTTTGGGAACGATGGCTTCGCCCTCGTGGATTTGCGCCAGCATGTCGCGTGGCACGTAGTTGGTGCCCACGGCAAAGCCGGGGATGCCCGCACGGCGCAGCCAGTCTTCATCCACCTTTCCGGTCTCCAGCAGCCAATCGGCATACCCCGGCACGTCAACGAGGGTGTTTTCAAACCCCGCGCCAGAGACGTACTTGTCATATAGGCGTGCATCCATCCCTCCGCCGTAAGCAGCTTTCAGCGCGGCCAATGCCTGCGCAGCCGGGTCGATTCCGGCGCCCGCCACGGCTGCATTGATGATGCTGGGTCGCACCCCGCCGAACACGCCGCGGGCTTCGTCTTCTTCGGGCGATCCGGTGTAAGCCGATGCGCCATCTAGGACGCCACCCGCAGCGCCAGGGTCAACCCCGGTGATCGCAGCACTCAGGTTCGCAATGGCGTCGGCAATGCTCAGGGTTGCAGCCGTGTTCCCGCTCAGGCTCTCCAGCAGCGCCTTGCCCTGCGCCTGCATTCCGTCAAGGGCTTCTACCTGTGCTTCCGATGCCTTCAGTTGCCGCTCGGCAGCCGACAATTGTTCGCCGCTGATACCCTGCAGTTCTGCCAGCTTGCCAGCGAGCACCAAGGTGTCGCGCTGCTTTTCAAACTCGGTGGCGTACTCTTTGTCCAACCCACCACGGGCGCCTGAGATGGCGTCTGCCAGGTCATCCGCTTCGGGCATGTAGCCTGTTGCGCGTGCATTGCCCAATGCGTTGTCGATAAACGCATTGGCCTGCGCTGCGCCCCATGCCTTCGTCGCTTCAACCGAGTCGTACAGGCTGTCCACATTAGACTTGAGCGTGTCGAAGATGCTCTTCAGCGTGCTGACGCGTTCTTGTGCGGCCTGCTGCGCAGCTTGGGCGCTGGTGCGCTCTGCCTGCAATGCCTTCTCCAGCGCTGTTTTTGCGTCCTCGATCTGCCACACCTGCTCTTGCAGCGCGCGGTTGGCAGGGTCGAGTTGCTTAAGCTGATCGGCTCGCAGCGCACCGGTGTTGCCCACGGCCTGGTACAGGCTGGTCATCAGGTTGTTGCGCTCTTCGGCCACGCGCTTTTCTTCTTCGAGCAGCCAGATGCGTTCCTGCATCGGGCGGTTGCTGGCGTCGAGTTTGGCAATCTCCAGCGCGCGCAACTCCACCGTGCTGAGCGTGAGCTGGTTGATCTGTTCTTGCAGCCCGGCGCGTTCATCGGCAACGCGCTTTTCGTCTTCGAGGGCAAAGATGCGGCGCAGCAACGCGCCGTTGCTGGCGTCGAGTTTCGACACTTCGAGGTCGCGCAATGCGGCCGTGCCCAGCGTGAGCCCGTTGATGCGGTCTTGAAGTCCGGCGCGTTCTGCTTCGAGGGCTTTTTCTTTCGTCGCCACCTGGATCTGGTCGAAAAGTGCCCGGTTGCTCTCGTTCAAAGTCTCGCGGCGCAGGGCCAGCAGCCGGTCCTCTGACATCACGATGCGGTTGAGCTCGTCTTGCAGGCCTGCGCGCTCCCGCTCCACTGCTGCGGCGGCTTGCAGGCCCGTCAGGCGATCAAACAGCGCGCGGTTGCTTTCGTCCAGCGCGTTGCGCTCCAGCTTGCGCAGCTGCTCGCTGGTCATCGTGAGCTGGTTGATCTGGTCGAGGATGGACTTTTGCTCGCCCATCACCACAGCTTCGCGCTCCAGCGCCCAGATGCGTTCTTGCAGCGGGCGCAGCGTGGGGTCGAGCTTGCCCAGTTCGCGACCCTGCAGCGCGCTGGTGTTGCCCGCGTTTTCGAGCTCAAAAATGCGGTCCAGCATGTCGGCTGTTTGCTGGGCAAGTGCATTGCTCAGGTTGCCGATGGCGTCAGCAGCATTGCCCACAGACTCTGGCACGCCGTCTGCGATTTTGTTAAGCGCGGCATAGGCTTCGCTGGCCTTGAGCAAGGCTGTGTAGTCGCCCGCCGCATCATTCGCGGTCTGGCCCAGCTGGGTAACCAGCGCGTCGAATCCTTCAACCGATGTGGGGCGTGCAGTAACGCCGGTCATCTCGGTGATGCGCTTGTCCCAGTAGGCGTAGTCCTGCAGCACGCCCTTTTCGTCCACCGCTTTGCCGGTGTTGATCAGGCTGATGGCGGTTCCGCGACTGGAGCCCAGTGCCTCAAAAGCAAACTTGGCCTGTTTTGCCAAATTACCAAAGTAGGATTCGAGCGCCTTGTACGAATCGACGGACTCTGGGGCCTCGATCTTGAGCATGGAAAACGTGTCATTGATGACCGTTTGCAGGGCATCGCGCTGCTCCTGCGTCGTGGTGTACGTTTTGTCAAACGTGTCTTTACCTGCTGCATTGGCTTGGGTTGCCTCTTTCAAGGCTTCCATTGCTGTCACCTGGTCCCACAGCGCGAGGTTGGCCTGTGCGATGGCGTTGCGCTCGCGGTCGCGCAGGCGCACAGAGTCGTCCACAGCGGCGTCCCAGCGATCGAGCAGGCCGGCCCGCTCAGACTCTGCAGCCACGGATGCGGCCGAGGCCTGGCCCAGTGCTTCAATTTGCGCACGCAACGCTTGGTTGTAGTCGTACACCGCAATCTCTGCTGCGGTGAGGCCTTCGGTGTCGATTGCCCGCTGGGCTGCATCGGCACCCGTGGTGTCGCCCTGGGCGCGCAGTAGGTCCACCTCCAAACTGCTGGTTTCTGACTGCAGACGGCGCATAGCTTCGCTGATGGCGTCCACAGCCGGTACGACCGCTGCAAAGGCCCCCGAGACGGCCAGCAGCCCTGCCGTGGTCGTTGCCCCCGCGTCGCCCAGGGCGATCTGGGCCTGCACCATCGCTTTGTATTCGGCGCGGGTGGTGGGCATTTCAAGGCCCAGCGCCTCGATGGCGGTGCGCACGTTTTCGGTGTTGATTGCGAGCTTTTCCGCGTCGGTGTAAAAGCCGTCCACGAACACGGCCATGTTGCCCGCCAGAGCATCCACACCGCCCGATGCCTTGACCAGCGCGGACACGGCAGCGTCAGACTGCGCAGCGAAGACGGGCATGTATTGGCCGAAGCCGACGAAGGCCGCTTTGGCTGCGTTGATCTTCTCGACCACCCCGGCCAGGCCTTCGAGCGTGGGGGCTTCGCCCAGGGCCCGCAGCATGCCGGTGGCCCAATCAACATCGCCAATCGCGGTAACGAGCGCATCACGGGCGCTCTTGGCAACGGCGGCCAGGTATTCCTTGCCGCCCTGTTCGCCGTCAGCGAATTCCTTGGGCGCCCACTTGCTGGTCTGGGTGCCGCGCCAATCAATCACCGCTTCGCCCATCTGCTTGATGATGAGCGAACCCCATGCGCCGTCTTTGCTGGTGTCGTCAGCAAAGGCGGTGGTGATTTCGTATCCAGCCGTCTTGCCGAAGCTTTTGGCAGTGGCGTTCAGCGTGTCGCCGATGGCTTTGGCGACGTTGCCCGTCACCTGTTCCACGCCCGCGTTGTAGGTGCGCACGTCGGCCAGGCCCGAATCGCGGTAAATGTCCGCATTTGACACCAGCCCGCCCGCTTCGCTGTAGGTAGATGCGGCGCCCATGTGGGGGGTGGATTTCTTGATGAGGCTTGCAATCAGCGCAATGCCGATGGCAATGGGGCCGAGTGCCCCGGAGATCGTTCCCAGGCCCGACATGACCGACCCGGCGCCGATCATCTGCCCGCCTGCGGCCAGCGTGCCCGTCAGGCCATTCGCAAACAGGCTGGCGGCGCCGTAGCTTGCGCCTGTGCCGAATGCTCCGATGCCGCCCAAAGCGGACCCCATCAGAGACCCTCCGGCGCTTCCCAAAGCAGAGCCTCCAGCCTGACTCGCTGCAGCACTTCCGGCACCGGTAAGCCCGCTCAAGGCCATACTGACGGGGCTTAGAACTGCGCTGATAACAGGCCGCAGCACCATCGTTTTGAACATGTTAACGACCGTGTCGCGCAGGTTCTTGGCGAAGTCTTTCCCGGACTCGAAGCCGCGCATCAGGGCGTCTGTGAGGGTGCTGTTGATCTGCTCCGATGCCCGCTCCCAGTCCTCCTGCGCCTTCTTTGCTGCTTCGGCATTGGCCTTTTCCAGGTCAAGCGCTGCCTCTTTCGCTGCGCCGCCCTTCTTGGCAATGCCCAGCTCGCGGTACGCCTGCGCCTGTTGCTTCAAGGCGTCGTAGGTCTGCTGGTCGAGGTTGCGGTCCATCGCTTTGACGGCCTGCAATTCCAGATCCGTCGCCAGCATTTCCAGCTTGGCAGCGTCCAATTCAGCAATGGCCTCTTTGCTCAGGCCCATGCGCTCGGTGGATTCGATCTGCGCGGCAATATCGGCTTGGATTTTGTCGAGGCCGGTGGACAGCGATGTGATGTACTTTTCGCGGGATGCAGCGGCGTCTAGGTTGGCTTTGGAGAGGGTTTGCTGCGCTTTGGCTTCTTCCTTTGCCAGCGCCACGGCGAATGGCTGCTTTTGGACAAGATCGTTGACGTAGGCGACGTACTGCGCTTCGCTGACGTTGCCCTTTGCGCGCTGCTCTTGTGCTGCTGCTAACTCTTTGTAGTAGGTGCTGGACACCCCAGCAAGCTCTGCAAAGATGCGCTGCTGATCCGCAAGGTCTTTGTTCACAGCCTTGATGCCAGCCGATCCTTTGCCCTTGTCCGAGAACTGATCCCGAATGGCCTTTTCGCCGCGTGCGATGGCGTCCGGCGACAGCAGAACAGAAGCCGGGTTTGTGGCCTTCAGCTTCTCGATGTGGCGGGCGTATTCTTCCAGCGCCTTGTTCATCTTCTGCTGGTTCGTCAACCCGCTGGCCTGCGTCTTTTGCAATGCATCCGTAGCCGCAATGGCCTCTTTCTCTGCCTGCGTGCGCTGGGCTTGTGCTTCTGCTCCGCGACGAATCACGCGCTCCTGCTCAGTCAGGAAGGAAAGCTGCTTCTCCAAATCTGCCAGAGACGTATCCCATGGCATGCTGAATGGGCGGTTCTTGTCCTGCCCTTTGGCCTGCGCGATCTTTGCGCGCATGTTGTCAATTTGCGTGCCCAGCGAGTCGGCGCGCCCGACGTTCAGCATGGCATCCCATCCGCTCTTGGCTGCGTCCTTGATGGCTTTCCACGCGCCCTCGATGGCTCCGAGGTTCTGGGTGATCTGTGCGCTGCGGTTGTTGAGTGCGTCCGCGTAGGTGTTTTGTGCCAGGGCTGCGGCGTCTGCTTCGCGCCCTTGGTCTTTCAGGGCCTTGATCTGTTCGTAGATTGACGCTGTGAGGTAGTTGGTTTCCTCGTTCAGCTTGCGCGAGGCGTCAACCGGCGATGCGCCGAGTTCTGCAAAGCGCTTGACGGTTTCGGAAATGGCCGTGCCGGTGGTGCGCTCGAACTTGATGGCGACTTCGCTGAAGTATTCCAGGCTCTGCGATGCCACGCGCCCGCTGGATGCCATTTGCGCCAGGGCTTCGGCGGCTGCGCCCTGCGTGCCCACGACAGAGCTGATGCGCCCTGCCATTTGCTGCATTTGCGCGGCGGTGGTGCCTGCGGCGTTTCCCGTCATCACCAGCGCCATGCGGTAGCCGTCTGCCTCTTTTGCGCCCTGGTTGTAGGCCACGGCAATACCTGCCACTGCGGCGGCTGCAATGGTGAACGGGTTAACCAGCCCCAGCACATAGCCACCCAGTGCGCGGGCCGCGTTACCTGCGCCGCCAAACATATCTTTAAGCTGCCCGCCCTGCTGCAAGAACACTTGCATTGCTGATTGCCCGCCTTGCAGGCTGACAACAATGTCTGTGAACTGCATTGGAACTTGGCGCAACGCTGCCGCGGTTTGCTTTGCAGACATGCCCATGTGATCCAGGCCGGTCGTGGCAACGCGCTGGGCGGCTTCGGCTTTCTTGAGGTCTGCCAGGTAGGGAGCCATGGCAGACAGGTCGGCCCCCTTGACGGATGCCATTTTTTCAAAATAGGCGGCATTGCGCGCTCCGCCAGCTTCGAGTTCAGCATTCAGGCGCTGAACCTGCCGGATCATGGAGCTGGTGGCCTTGTCGAACGTTTGCGCAGCAGGGACTGCGGGGTCGGACAGCCCCTGCATTTCATTTTTTGAGCCTTTGAGTTCTTCGTTGAACTGCTTGGATGATTTTCCCGCCTGTTCGTTGGCGCCCTTTACGGCGTCCGCCATGCGCTTGGCACTGGCGCCTACCTGCTCAAAAACGGGCGAGGCTTCATCCTGCGCGCCGATGATCAGATTCGCGTGCGGATTGGTTCTTTCAGCCATGTCTTGCCCATTGAAAAACCGCCCGTAGGCGGCTTAGGTTTCGGCCCGGTTTTCGGCCATCTGTTTTAGTGCAGCGCCCTCCAAAACTTGCACGTCTTGGAACAGCTCCAGCCACTCATCTTTGGTGTCTGTCTCTCGGTCTAGAAGCGGGTAGATTGCCTCATACCGCAAGCCCGTAGGCCCGCCCATTGACACATTCCACTGCGTTTGCACGCGAGAGAACAGGACAAAGGCGCTCCAGTTCTCAGGAAACACATGGACTTCTTTATCGGCCTGGCGCGCTGCCAGCGCAGCGAGAAACGCATTTGCCGGTGCCGCCTCTTCTTTTGCGTAGAGCGCGGCCCCGGCTTCCCTCAGTTTCCCAAGCGGCCTTCCGTCACTGCGGTGCGGTAGGTTTCCATGATCGCGGCGGCTGCGGCTGGCAGCTCGTCGGCCAGTTGCTGTGCGTTGGGCTTGGTAAGGTCTTCATCGAGGTTCCAGCTTTCCAGAACGTCGAGGATGTATTCGGCGTTTTGGCCTGCCGTCTTTTCCATCAGTTCGGCCATGCTGAACTTGTCGCCTTCGGGCTTGTCTTTCGCGCCTGCGGCCTCAATGAGCTTGTCGATGAATACGCCAAATTCAGAGCGGGTGCGGTACTTGAACATGCACTCGATAGAGCCTTTGCCGCCTTCCAGCATGTCGAATGTGACGATGCGCTTGAAGTTCTTGGGGCGGTTGCCGAGTTTGATTTTGCTTGCCATGATGGTTCTTTCGCAGGGTTAAAAACGCCCGTGCGCAAGCCGCCGCTTCCCTGCGAAAGGAAGACAGCGGCCTGCGTCGGTGCTGGGGCGGCTTGCGCCGGAAACGAAAAAGCCCCGCCGAATTGCTCCGGTGGGGCTTTGCTGGGGTGGCTTAGTAAGAAACGCTGCGGCCAATAACCGTCAGGGCTGCATCGACCGTGTTCACGGAATTGCTGTTGAGCTTGGGCAGCTCAGACACGTTGAGGTAGCCGTAACCGTAGGTCACAGCACCGCCAGAGATAACCTGTTTGAAGGCCACTTTGGACAGGTTGCGCGAGATTTGCAGCATGGTCTGGTAACCGGGCTGCGCGGCATCGTGGGCCAGCGACATGGTGATGCTGGTAGCGTTGAAGCCAGTCGGAATCTTCAGGCTGTTGCGGCGTGCCAGCAGTTGCACGTCGGTAAACCGGGCGTCGCCACCCGAGCCGCTGATCGTCAGCACTTGGGGAATAGCCGTCCAGCCGCTGATCTTCTGGGCCGTGCCGGTGCCGGTGCCAGCAGGGTAGAAGCCTGTGTTGCTGGCGTCCACGCCGGTGAGGCTGAACGTGTCAGCGGTCAGCACCGTGATCTTCACCACGCTATCGGTGATGTCTTCCCAGCCGGAAGTGATCAGGATTTCATCGCCCGTGGTGTAGCCGTGGGCTACGCTGGTTGCCACTGCCGGGTTGGCGTTGGTGATCGCGGTGATGGTCTTTGCAGACGCGAACGTCTGCGAGAACTGCTGGGATGAACCCTCGGGGAAATACAGCGCCATGATTTGGCCCTTTCTTTGGACGAAAAAAAACCGCATTGCTGCGGCCGGTTGCGCCCTCATCGGGCAACGAAAAAGCCCCGCCGAATTGCTCCGGTGGGGCTTTGCTGGGGTGGGCTTTTCAGCCCTGAATCAGTGCGGTGTCAGGCTCTTGCGCCCCACACCTTGAATGTCTGTAATGCGCCTTTGAGTTCGCCGGGCGATTGCCCTTCGTCGCCTTCTACATAGGCGTCTGATGGCTCTTCAATCGGCGCCGCAACAAACCCAACACCGGGCGCGATGGCGCACAGTTCGGCTTCCACGGCGCGCAACAGGTCAAACGCGGCTTTCTTGCTATCGGCCCATGCGTTGATCTGAATGAATGCGTTGCGCTTGTCGGGCGCGCTGTTGTCCAGGAATCGAAAGGCCGTGCCGCCGATGTGCTGCCACGTCAGGTAGGGCCGAGCCGTGCCGTAGGGCGCCGTAGGCGACAGCACGCGGGGGCAGTGCAGGCGCATGCGTGCGAGTAGTTCGTCTTCCAGTGCCATTTATGCCCCGCCGTAGTAAAGGCCATCAAGGCGCTTTTGCAGCTCTGCCTTCATGGCGTCGATTGCTTCGCCTTCAGCCGCGCCAGCCCGGCGAATGAACGCCTTACCTGGGTGCTGGATAGGGGTTTGCAGTGGCGACTTCTTGAGCGTGTACCACTTGCCGTTTTTGCCCATGTAAACCTTGTAGCGCTGAATCCAGCCGTGCTCCAACAGCCGCCCATGCGGTGCCTTGGTGACGTTCCACGAGATGCGATACAGCGCTGATTTGCCTTCTTGGGAAGACTCTTTCATGTACGCCTGATAGATGGCGCTTTGCAGGTTTCCAGTCTTGGTGCCCATGCCTGCAACGTTCAGCTTCACGCGGTCATATAGCACCTGTGCACCAGCCTGGGCAACAGGCCGGATGGCGTCGCGCACTGCTTCGCCCATCTTGTCCATGAGGGCCGCGATGCCGTCGATTTCCGAGGCATCACAGAAGAACGCCTCAGATGACGGGCCGGTCAGTGGTTGTCTGCGCCTGCGCGATCCGCTGCGCCCGTTTGCCATTACTGCACCGCCTTACACGCCAAGTCCACAAATTCGCGCCGTCCCATGTCAGGCATCACCGCCTCAATCTGGTACACCGCCAGCCCAATCAGCACGCGCATTCCTGCCGTGATGTCGCTGCGAAATCGGATACGAATGCTGGCGCGCACGGTTGAAACTTCCGCGTCTGCTTTGATGGCTTCGCTACCAGATAGGTGCTTGACGTTCGCCCACACGGTCGCGTGCGTTTCCCAGCCTTCGGGCAATGGTTCGCCCCAGTCGTTGGTGCCACCTGTGCGGCGCTGGATTACGCAGCGGGTTGAGAGGCGTCCGGCTTGCATCATGCGTACACCTTGAACCGGTCGAGCAACGAGTCGGTGAAGCGCTCGGGCAGAGCGGCAACGGACACGCCCGTTTGGAGGCTCTCGCGGTTCGCGTAGAGGGTGCCAATGGTCAGCAGCAGCCAAGCCTTGATGCCTGCGGGGATTGCGGCTTGCTGCGCCGCTTCGTTGCCCGCGCTGTACCCGGCTGTGTAGTTCACCCACACGGAACCGGCGCCGCCGCGCACTTCGGGCCATTCTTGATCTGGAATCAGGCACACCGTGGCGCCCACCAGCTCATAAACCGACGTCGCCAATGTCTGCGTGGCTCCGTCTGCATCTTTGTACTGCACCGATTGCACGGCTTGGATGGTCGGCCATGGCAGCTTGATTGCGTCTGCAAAGTCGTCAAGCGTCAGCTTCCACGCCTGGGCCATGAGGCTGCGGCCTGTCAGTTGCTGGCATGTGTCCACGGCTGCGGCGATCAGCGCCGGAATCAGCGTGTCTTCGTCCGTGCCGTCAACGCGCAGGTGCAGCTTTGTCTCTGCAAGCGTCAACGGCAGGTAGGCCGGCGGGGTGGTTTGGGTGACGATCATGGTGTCCTTGTGATCTGCAAAGCGCCCGCGTGGGCAGGCGCTTCACGCATCAAACCGTGCCAGTCAGGGACAGGTGGCCCTTGACGATCACAGCACCAGCAGCAATCGAGGTGCCGCTGTTTTTGGTGATGACAACGCGCACATAGCGTTTGCCGCCGCGATAGCCCACCGAGTAGGCGGAATCAGCAGCGAGCGTTGCGGGGAACGTGCCCAACAGCTCATCACCGCTTGCGGCAGCGTCGCCGGTCAGGTCGGATGCGTCGCCGTGGCGCAGGCTTACGGTGTAGTCGCCAGAAGAGACGATGGCGCCGGTGTTGATGACGACCGTGGCAGAGCCCGCGCCTTGCAAGTCGATGATTGGGGCGTCGGCCTTGGTGGCAGAGTGCACCACAGGCGAGAGGGCGAGAACCGCCGCAATGTTGTTTTTGAGTTCGGACATGGTTTTGACCTTTCAGAATTGGGAATGGGCCGGGACATTGCCCGGCCCGGTTGGCTTAGGCAGAGAACTTGAGGAACTTCACGGCTTCGGTGTTGATAGCACCCCCGCCTGTGCGCTTCGTGCTGTAGAAGCGGATATAAGGCTTGGCCGTGTAGGGGTCGCGCAGGGTGCGAACGCCGATGCGATCCACGATGGTGTAAGCCTCTTTGAAGTCACCAAACGCCAGCGACAGCGATCCAGTAGCAATCGTTGGGATGTACTGGTCAATACGCACCGGGTAGCCCAGCAGGCGGTCGGGCTGACCGGCTTGCAGGGATGGCTCCCACAGATAGCGGTCGCTGGTGGCTTCCTTCATCTTGCGAATCAGGGTGCGCACTTCGCGGCGCATGACGAACGCTGCGTTTTGCAGGTACTGGTCTTTGAACGCGCCCAGCAGGTCTTGCAGCGGATCAGCCTTGGTCGTGTGGAATGCACCATTGGCGCCGGTAATGACGTGCTCAAAGGTGCCCCATGCGCGGCTGCCGTCGCCGGTCGCCGCCGTGGCGTATGCGGCCAGGCCACGGGGCTTGCCCACGCCGTCGCCAGTCCAGAAAGCAGCGCCTTCAACGCGAGCGAACTTGCCGCCCACCTTTTCAGCAAGCCAGGCTTCCACATCGGTGGCGGCGTCGTCGATCAGCTTCTGAGTCACCTTGGGCTGTGCGTACATTTCGTGCGCTTCGATCCGATACTTGCCAAGCTGCGGCGTATCGGTGTCGTTGCGTGCTCCCATTTCGGACACCCACCCGGCGTCGGCTTCGTCGTTGTCAACGATGCCTTCCAGGGCGTCGGTGCTGATGGTCAGCACGTTGGCCAGTTGGCGCATGGTGGATTGCTCATACACCTTCTTGATCATGCGGCCAACGGTGGGCGTAGGCAGCAGGTAGCCGCCATCAGGATCAGAACCGGCAGACAGAGCCTTGCGCTCGGCTGGGTTCAGGCGCTCGATGTCGCCATGGCGCACCAGCGAGTAAAAGGCGCTCTTGTATTCCGTGTAGGTGTCAACGGACACTTCAGCGGGGATGCTGCGGCCCTTGGATTGGAAGTCGGCGCGGAGCATGGCGTTCCAGCTCTTGCATTCGGCCTCCACGCTGCCATCGCCCTTGGCACCCGCGCCGGGGCGCTGCGATTCAAGGATGAACTTGTCAAAATCGGCCTTCAGGTCGGCCAACTTGTCCATTTCGTCACTGACTTTTGACAGCTTGACTTCGAGGTCTGCCACGGCCTTGCCTTCGGCCTTGGCTTTGATCAGTTCGTCGTTGGTTTTCTTGTGCTCTTCCCAGGCTTTGCCTTGGGCTTCAATAAGAGTCTTGATTTCGAGGATGTCGGACATGGTTTGCCTTTCTTTGGGCGTAAAAAAACCGCCTCTAGGGCGGTCTGGTTCTTGGTGGCGGGCGCCTATACGGGGGCTTTTCGCTGCTTGATGGCAGTGATCAGGCTTTGCATATCGTCTTCACCCGCATCACGCGGCCCAAGACTTTTCACGCGGCTGATAAAGGCCACGGCTTCGGTGCGAGACATTCCGTTATCTCTCAGGAATCTCTCGGCATCACGAATGGTTTCAAGCTCTTCAATCGAGCTTTTGACTGAACTGATGCGGCTTGCGTCATTCATCGGGAAGGTAACGAGGCTCAGTTCCAGCAGGTCGAGCCGCTTCAACGTGCGAATGCCGGTGATGCGGTCGTAGCTGTCTTCCTTGGCGCGGTATCCGATGCTCATGCCAGACAATGCGCCCATCTTCATCAGCTCGTAAGCCTCTGCCCCGCGTGCTGTTTTAAGCGCCAGCTTGCCGGAGAATTTTAGCCCTACGTTGTCCTCTTTCATGTCTGTATAGACACCAATCGGCTCATCACGGCGGTGCTGCCAAAGCATCGCGGGCATGCGTCCGATGGCTTTTTGGCTGCTCAAGGTTTCTGTGAATGCACCGGGAACGATGATGTCGTTGCCGCCGTCCTTGATGTTGAAAACCGAGCCGTAACCCTCGAAAGTGCCATCGTCTTTTGAGGCTTTCAGCTCAAAGGAAAAGTCAATGGTTGCCATATGGCTCCTTACAGTAGAAGTAGTAGCAGGCTGTCGTCTTCGCGTAGCTGCCTGCTGTTGTCTGCCATTGGGATAGGCTGTGCGTAAAAGCGCGGCTTACCGACTGGTTTTCCTGCGGCGCTGGTCGAGGTCAAGCTGCCAAGCGCTATAAAAGTCATGCTGGCGCTGCCATACATTGCATTGGGGTCGCTGATTCGATCCCATGTTTGCGCCCAACTGTTGCCCCAGCCGTTGAAACTTGATGTCACTGCGGCCCCCATTCCGTGCCTGGTTGGCCGTCTCCCGTTACCGCTACGTCATTGACCAACTTGATGTTCACCCCCGGTGGGCTGGCGTTCATCGCGGCCAAGATGGCGGCAGTGGTCAAGGTGGCCGTGTCCACAGTCGATCCAGACATTGAGCCAATCGCATACGGCACCAGCGCCCCCGTAATCGTGAAGCTGGCCGCACCCGTGCCGCTGGCCTCTGCGCCCAGCGGTGGCGTGTTCGTGCTCAGCGTGAACGATGCTTCGCCGATGCCATTGAGCGAAGCCGTCAGCAGCGCATTGGCGAACGTGAAAGCCAGCGATGCAACGCCCGAGCCGGACGAAATAAGCTGCCCCGCCGCATCCGACACCGTGAACGTCAGGGTGCTGGTGCCTGTCGTGGTAACACCTCCCACCATGCTTGCAGTCGGCGACAGGCTCAGCGCGGTCACGTTGCGGCTGCTCATGCCGCCTGATGTCTTGGGCAGCACCCAAGCGCTGGGGCTCAAGTGCCCATCAGGTGTGGCGCTCTTGGCGTGGAACGATTGGTAAGCGTTGCGCCGCATCCCGTGCTTGTTAAGACCACAGCGCATGGACGCAATGCCGCCGCCCGTCGTCCCGTAGCCGTTCAGAAAACGACCGGGCGACTTGTGCAGGACGGAGCCGTTACCAATCAGGGCCATTTATGCCCCCCATCCAAATTCGAGGTGGCCACTGATAGGTGATGCCACCGGAGTCGCGGCCCCAGCCAGCATCAGCCAGGCCAGGCACGCGCCGTCGTACACCTTGGGCATGCTGGCAAACTGGTTCACCAGGTCGCGTTCAGCAGTCACGCCCAGCGTAGTGATAGGCAGCGTCATCAATGGCTTGCACAGCACCAGGTTCAGCACGCCTGACACATAGCTGGCCGACAGGCTGAACTGCTGCACAGAGCGTATGCCCGCGTCGCCCGTAGCCAGCGGAACGAATGGGCCGAACTTGCCAGCGCCCGTGCCGCTGTAAACGATCTGCGTCACAGGTGCGGCGGTGTTGCCAATGGGTAGGGTTGCTGGCGTCAGATTGCCCGCAGTTCCGCCGCTGTCGGTGTAGGTGAGGCGAATGTTTGGCGTGCCCGCGCCCATGACAGTTGAAGGCGTCAAGAATGCCTGCACCCCCGCGCCGTCGGTGTAGCGCGGCAGGGTGACGGTGTTGTTAAGCGCCTGGTCGCCCGTGGCGGTGACGGTGGTGATGGGGTAGAAGCCCAGCAAATCCACCAGCATCAGCACACAGGGCGCAGTGGTCGCGGCTGCGGTCTGCGCGGCAGCGTTCAGCAGCACCTTAAAGCCGCCCACATTGCCGCCGTGCGGGATGCCCGTGGCGTTGGTGGTGGCATCTGTCAGGGCCTGAAATGCCAGGTTGGTGCCCGTACCCAGGATGGTGTCAGCACCGGGGTTGCCGCCGCCGCGAAACAGGCTGTACCACATACCTGCTGTGTGGGCTGTGGGGGTGAACGTGGATTTTTGCCAGTCGGCGCGGTAGCCACGGCCTGAGACGGTCAGGCTGTTGATGATGTCGTCTTGCGAGGTAAAGCCAGCCATGTCAGTTCCAGGTTGTTTCGATGACGCCGTGGACCGGCGCGCCCGATAGCGTCCCGTTCGGCAAGGCGATCAGGTTGAGGTAGGCGTCGTCTTTGATCTCGGGCATCAAGGCCATGTCAGTGAAGTAGTCCACTTCGGTCGGTGCGTCGATGCCGAACAGGGCGAACGTCGCCAGCGGCTTGACCAGCACCAGAGCGAACAAGCCCACATCACCCGCACCTCCGATTGTCACGGACTCCACCGAGCGAACCCCGCTATCCCCCGCTTGCAGGCTCAGGAATGGCCCGTTGTTGGGGTAGCTGGCGTTGGCCTGCATGCTGTGCAAAATCGTGCCGTTGACGAACTGCGTGGACATGACATGGCTCCGCGATATGCGCCCTGCCACACCGTCCTGGTTGGTGTAATTCACTGTGAACGGCTGCCCGCCCGTCTGCCCGGCAACAACCACGGGCATCAGTTGCACGCCTGCGCCATCGGCATACCGTGTCGGCGCGGTGGTGTTGTCCATGAACTGCTCATCCAGCACGCTCTCGTCAATGAAGCCGTAGAAGCCGATGTAGTCCAGCAGCTTGCAGCTCAATGGTGTTGCCGTCGCCGTGGGCGTCATCGCCATCAGCTTGCGCAAGAACTTCTTTTGGCCTTGCGCGTTGACATTCCCACCGTGGCGAATGCCGCCGTCCGTGCTCTGCTTCAAGGGCACGAACACGCCAGGCGAGCCAATGTAGTAATTGGGGGCCGGGTTGCCAGGGCTCATGGAGAGATCGAACCACACCCCAGCCGCCGTGGTCTGCGTGGCCTGCTTGCGAAAACTCGCGTACAGGTAGCGGCCCGCGTCTTGCGCGTCGGACAGCTCACGAAGGTTGCGAAAGCCGGGCATGGTCATTCAGCAGAGATACTCAAAGCGCCAGGGGCAAACTGCGGCTGGATGCCAGAACTCACATTCAGCGTCGCAGACAAGGCCCCGGAAATCATCATGGCCACAGCGCCAGAAGCGGTGTCCACGACAGCGAAGTGCGTCAAGGCGTTGGTGCCCGCCGTACACGCGCCGAACTGAATCAGGGCGGCATTAGTGAACGGGCTCGATGTTCCCGTCCAGGCGGTCGCCTTGGTCAGCGCCACGCGGGCATACCCGGTATAGCTGGCCTCGGCTGCCAGGCTTCCGGGCTCGCCTGGGTCAGCCGTGAACAGCGCGAGGTACTGGGTAGCGCCCGCACGGTATGCAGGGTCGATGCCGCGCAGGAACACGTCAAGTGCTGCGGCTTCGGTGATGTTGGATAGAGACATTAGGCGTCCTGTTCGATTTGTGTCGCGGTAAGGATGTTCCCGTCGCGGTCGCGGGTGACTGTCGTGTCTGTCTTGCGGGTCGGTAGGCTAACAATGATGTTCGGGGTAGGCATAACAGCCTCAAAACTCACGTTTGGCGCTGCAATATCAACCTTCACCTCTGCCGGGGCCACGTTTATGACCGGGGGCTGCACTTCTGGCAGGTTGACGGTCACTTGTGATGGCTCTTGTTTGGCCGCTTCGTTGTAAATCTTGACCAAGTTTTCAGGCAGATGGATGTGCGTATCGCCTGTTTTTACCTCTGTATTTGGGGGTAAAACAGGCTGTTTTGGGGCCAAAAGGGACATATTTACCAGGGTTTTCACCTCTGAAATGTCTTGAATTGCCCTTTCTACCTGGGCCTCTTGCTTTGCGTTTTGCGCATCCTGAGCGGATGTGTCTACCGGCTCAGGCGCGGCCGTGCTTCCAAGGGGTAACAGCGCTGCGTCGCCGCCCATGGGGTTCAGTTCTTCCAGGGCGCGCACTTCGTCTTGTGTCATCCACGCTGGCGATCCGCCAGAGCCGAGAGCCTTGGCGAAATACTCGCTGCGGTCCTTGTGCGAGCCGCGCATGAGCCCGGCGGCGTTGAATTTCACGAAGTAGCCTGCCTCCACCTCGGCATCAGTCAGAAGGTGGAACTCGGCAGACTGCTCGATGCGCTCATACCAGGGGCTGAGGGTGTGCACCACATGCGCGAGAAACATCTGCTCTGCGCTGGCGTAGGTTGCGGCCTTGTCGCTGTACCCTGCCATGATCGGCATGACGCGAAAGGCGCGGCAGATTTCCTCGATCTGGTGCTTTCGCGTCTCCAGAAGTTGCGCGTCAATGCCGGTCATGCTCTGCGGGTGGAACTTCGCGTTTCTGTCCAGCAGCTTGGTTTTTCCCATGTTCGCTGCGCCGTCGAATTCCTTCTCCAGCCAGGCGCGCATGGCCTTGTATTGCTCCGCGTTCAGCGTCCCCTCGACCGAGTAGGTGCCGGAAATCGCAGCACCGTTCTTTTGCATTCGGGCCTGCGACTCTTCGGCAGACATGGCAAGCCCGATGGCTTCGCGGGCCATCTTGACCACATCCAAGCCGCTCACGGCGTCCCAGCTGGGGCCGCGCCAGTGCCAGACAGCCTCTTGCGGGACTGTCATAGTCTTGCCGCTGGGGGCGGTGATCTGGTATTCCAGGCTGTAGTCGTCCTTTTGCTTGCAGGACACAGCACCAGGCGGGAATGGGATCAGCTCGCGGACTTCACCGCGCACGCGGTTGATGAAGGCATAAGCATCGCCGGTCATCACGCAATGAATGGTCATGGTTTCGCGCAGCTCGAAGCTGGTCATCCATCCATTCGGCTTGCGGTGCAGCACGCGATAAAGCGGGTGATCTGCGGCGGGCATGATCTTGTCGCCCACCTGCCGGTAAACCTTAAACGGCACCTGCGCCACGCCTTCGGAAATGACGCGCACGCACGACAGCACAGCGGGCACCTCTAGGGCGGACTTGTGCGACACCGACGCGCCGCTTTTCGTCCCCATCCACCCGGCCAACAGCCGGAACAAATCGAGCGAGTGACGAACCGAGCCGTCCTCGTTCGACTTTCGGCTGAAAGGCCATAGTTTCATGCGGTTTCCCAGAAGGACTTCTCTGTAGAGAGGGTTGTGTTGATCAGGCCAGCGGCCATAACTGCAGCGACAGCCAAGTCAATCCGGCCCGTCGCTTTTTCCTTGGACAGCTTGCGGTTTTCCGCGCCATCCTGCTCGATCACCGAATTGCTCATGCACCAGTCGAGCACCTTGTGGCCCGAGTGCGCAATCTCGCCGTTCAGCAGCATTCGCTCGAACGTCTCTAGCGCCGGGCTGAAGTCCTTGTATCCCTGTCCGACCGGCCTCATTTCCGGCAGCGAGATGCCGTCATCCGCCGCCATGGCCATCAGATCCTCGATGCGCCAGCGGTCATAACCACACGCCACGATCTCGAAGAAGTCGCACATGGCCGACAGCTTTTGCAGGATCACGCGCTTGCTGATCGCGCGGCCAGGCGTCGTGTCCAGGTAGCCCTCGGCGCGCCACTGCAGGTAAGGCACGCGGTCGGTGTCGGCCTTGCGCTGCAGTTCCACATCGGGCAGCCAGGCGAACGGCACCAGCAGCCACGGTTCTCCAGCCTCGATAGGTTCGACAAGGAAAACCATGCCTGTCAGGTCGGTGGTGCTGGATAGGTCCAGCCCCGCAACCGCACGGCGCCCGCGCAAGTCTTGCCAGTCGAAGTCACGCTGCGCGCCGCGCCACACTTCGCCGCTGATCCATGGGCTCTCGGCGTCCGTCCACTGGCAGAAATTCAAGCGCCGGACAATGGCCTCCTTGGACGGCATGCCCTTCGCTTCAACCACCTGCTCCCGGATGTATTTCATCCCCGGCAGATCGGCGTCTTGCAGTGACGGGTTCGCTTTCGGCCAGCACGTTTCGTCGGCAAACGGGTCATCGCTTTCGTCTAGCCCGCAGACAAAAGGGAAAAACGCATCGTCTTCCACCTCACCCGCTGCCACCTTCGCGCCGTACTCGTGATACCCCCAGCACGGCCCCATTCGGTTGTGGCCCGCATTCGTAATCATGAAAATCATGGCCTGCCTGCGCGACTTCGTACCGGCCCGCATCATTTCGACCACAGTGTTCGTCTTGTGCTCGTGCAGCTCGTCAATCAGGCCGATGTGGGGCCGTGGGCCGCTTTGCCCATCGTCGCTACTGATTGGCCTGAAGAACGCGCCCTGCGCCATGTAAGCAAGATTCCAGCACCGCTCACCCGTGCCGCTCTTTTGCAGGCGCTTGGATAGCTCAGGCGATTGATCCACCATCGCAACGGCGTCACGGAACAGGATCATGGCTTGATCCTTTTTCGTGGCGGCGCTGTAGATTTCCGCGCGTGGCTCGTTGTCAGCCACCAGCCCCAACATGCCCACGCCAGCGGCCAGGGGGGATTTGCCGGAACCCTTCGCGGTTTCGATGTAAGCGTTGCGGAACCGGCGGTGCCCGTCCGGCCCCGTCCACCCGAAAAGCGAACCGATAACAAACCGCTGCCAGGGCAGCAAGGCAAACGGCTTGCCCTCGAAGTCGCCGCCGTTGAGTTTCAGCACGTCCTCGAAAAAACCTTGCGCCTTTTCCGCCGCCTCTAC